TTTCGAGGTAGGAGCCGCCGATGTGCGCGCGGCGCCGGGTCTGGTCGGCCACGACCATGCCGTTCAGGCAGCGGAGCCGATAGAGGATCGGGCGGATCGAGAGCGAGCCCCGGCCCACTTCCGAATTAGAGATGACCACGCCGTAGCGCACGGCATCGCCCACCCGGATCTCGCCCTCCATGCGGTGGATGACGGCCTGCAGATGGAGGTAGTCCTCCGAGACATTGCAGGACTCGATCTGGGCCCCGAGGCGCATGAGCGAGGGGAAGATCCCATCGAAGACCTCCTCGTTGTCCACCCGCTTGTAGGAGTCGGACAGGAAGGAGCGGCCCACGCCGTCCAGGGTGCGCAGCATGCGCCGGGAGTCGGAACGGCCGCCGAGGGTGTTCAGGTTGTGCGCCAGCAGTTCGGGCACCTCGGTGGAGAGCCGCTGGGCGAAGCGCCGGGGGATCCCGAGGAAGTCGCCGACCTGATTCTCGGCCAGGGTGGTGAGGTCGAACGAACGGTCGTTCGGGAGGGAGACGGTGATCTGGTTGGCGGGGTTGACGCCGAACCGGAGGGCCGAGGAAGGGGCGATGAAATCCTCCTTGCCGGACGCGTGGCGAACGATGGTCTGGGCCAGATCGTTCAGTTCAAGACCTTGCTTCATGGGGTGCTCCTTGCGGGGTGGGCGCGGCGGCCCTGGGTTGGGAAAGGGACTAGCGGGGGTGGCGTTCAGAGAAGGAGGCCATCCAGTAGCTGAGGGCCTTCGAGGATTCAGGCTCGGACAGCGCCGGGAAGGCGGCTGCGAGGTAGGGCCGGGCACCGAACATATTGGTCTCGCCGGACTCGCGGAGGTCGTCCAGGAATTCCAGGTGCTCATCGGTCACGAACGGCGGGCGGGGGAAGGTATCTGGGAATATCGGCATCGAGGATCCTATCGATTCTCAGCGGCTGCCACGGCGGCGCGCATTTCAGCGACAGCCAGGGAGCCGGGGGGGAGGGGGGTGCCGTTGTCGGCGTATTCAAGGGCGCCCTTCAGGGCGGCCAGCATCCGGGGCCCGGCCGCGAAGGTGTGGGCGTAGGCGGCCATTTTCGCCTTCGAGGCCAAGCTGGCGCCACCGGGGGAAACTAGACCGATGGGCGCCTGGACACCGCCGATGATGCGGAGCATGTGCCCGTTCGGGATGACGCAGGTCGGGGCGTTGAGTTCCGCACGGCAGAAGTCCAGGGAGATCGTGGGAGTGGGCATGGGGGCTCCTTGCGGGGAGGAGGGGGCCCCGAAGGGCCCCCAGGGTTGGGTTAGACGGCGTGGGCTTCGCGGTAGGCGGGGCCCTGGCGGTGGGTGCCACCCTCGCCATCGCAGTCCTCGCAGCCGGGGCAATCCACGACCATGGCGGGGGCGGTGCGGCGGGAGGCGGAGCGGGGGGCGTAGGTGCCAGCCACGCGGGTCTCGCAGATGGGGCCGATGCCGCGCTCCACGCTGACGGGGTCGGTGAGGGTGGCGCCGCAGATCATGCAGCAGCCCAGGGAGCGGCCGAGGATGGCGGCCTCTTCCACGGTGAGGCGGTGGGCGCCAGCGAGATGGTAGACCATGCCGTGGGCGTATTCCCAGCGGCCACGGGCATCGACCACGCTCATGCGCTTCGCGTAGTGCTTGCCGGAGGTCTTGGAGGCCACGACCACATAGACGGTCTCGTCCACGAGGTAGTAGCCGAGTTCCGCAGGCGCCTCGTTGGAGCGGGCGGCGGCGGCGGTGGGCTTGGGGGTGGCGAAAAGCTGCTCGATCAGCCAGGAGGCGGACTGCATGGAGAAGGCGGAGGAGCCAGCGTTCGCGGCGGTGATCAGCGAGACCATCGGGGCGGTGAACTGGACGCCAGGGCGCTCGGCCACGAGGCGGGCGATGAGGGACTTCTGGGCGGGGGAGGCGGGACGGGACATGGTGACCTCTGCGGGAGGGGGGCAGGGGAACCATTCCCCCGGCTGGATAAAGGTTAAGGCATGCTTTAGAAAAAGCAAGCGGGGGATACAATTTATTTTTGAGCAGGCAAAAAGATGGGGCCCCCGAAAGAGCCCCATCCCCGCAAAGGAGGTCGCTGCCAAGCAACCCACCAAGCCCATAGGTTACAGCCTTACTCCCCCATGGGCAAGAGGGGCGCCGTTGCTTCCGCTACGAGGCGGGTGGCCTGGGAATTCATGGTGAGGAGCATCGCCAGCCGGGTCTCGATGGCGGGCTGGGGGTCATCCACCCGGATCCCGCCCGCCCACTTCACCGAGGACAGAGCCCCGGAGAGGTCCAGGCTGCCCTTCCGCTCGTCTGCCCACTGGAGTTCGATCTTGCGGGGTTTCCACCGCTGGGAGAGCAGATCCTGGGCATCTGTGGAGTTCTGGGCCCATGAGAGCATGCGGACGGCGCAGGACTCCTTCTGCTCGCTGCGCACCCGGAACAGGGCGGCGGACCCGGTCGGCCAAGGGATGATGGAGTCCTCCTGGCGCCGGAGAATGGTGAGCAGCTTCCCCGCGTTCGCCTTGTCGGGCTGGGTGAAGGCCACCCGGGAGAGCACGGCCGAGCGGCCCACGAGGTCGCGGCACACGGCCTGCCCCGCCTGCCCCACGGTGACGACCTCCCCAGTGCCCAGGCAGACGAACAGGGCCCCGGACTCGGACAGCCGGAAGGGGGTGGTGGCCGCGAGGTCGCGCCTGCAGGCTTTCCGAAGGCCATTCAGGCGCTTCTTCTTGGCGGAGGACCAATTCTCCCCGATCTCGTTGTGGGCCCGGGTGCGGAAGGATGCCTCCACGAGCGCCGGGTTCGGGGAGTTCGCCAGCATGCGGGTGCCCACCCCAACCCAGGTGTCGCCATTCTCGCCCAGGAACCGGAGCCCCACCACGGGGCCCCCGGGGTCGAACATCCCGCAAGGGGCGGCCAGCTTGACCTCCCCATCGGGCCGGGCAGGGATGGAGAACGCCTGGGCGGAGCCGAGGAGCACCTCGTCCAGAATGTCGCCCGTGAGGCGGCCGTTCAGTGTGAAGGCGCCGAAGCTGACGCCCCAGCGGCTAGAGAGGATCTGCATGAGTGCTCCGGGAGAAGACGGCAGGGGAGGACCACTGCCGATAGCTGTGGCGGACCAGCAGGCCCTGATCAGCCAGGACCAGAAGGTGGGCACGGGTGGTCTGGAGGGACCAACCCATGCGCCGGGAGAGACGAACGGTAGAGAGGGGAACCGAGGACCGGAGGACCGCCTTCAAGAGACGGTCCCTCCGGGCCTGGACGGTGGCAGAGGCGTCCATGGGTTACACGGGCGGCTGGTCGGGCGGCACCTCGCCACCGGGGCCAGCGCCAGCCTTGGCGGCGGCGGCAGTTTCCACGGTCTGCCGGGCCTGGGCCCAGAGTTCGGCGCCTTGGGGCTTCCCGTCCGCGATGGCATCGAAGTAGGGCTTCGCCTGGGGCTTGGGCATGCCGTCCAGCACATGGATGATGTGCCGGATGACCTCCTCGGAGGCGGGGGGGGCTTGGTTCTTCCCCTTGGCGAACAGCAGCTTCTTCTGGGGCTCCGAGAGCCAGCCAGCCGGAGCAGCGCCCACGTTCTGGGAGCCGCCCTGGGCGCCCGTCTGGGTGCCGGTCTGCGCGCTGCCCTGGGTGGCAGCAGCACGGAAACCCTGGTTCGGATCCACCGCCGTGGGGGTGTCCTCCAGATCCTGCACGAAGACATCACCAGCGCCGGAGGCCATGAGCACGGCCGCCACCATCGCGCGCTTCTCCGCCCGCTTCAGGATGGAGTTCTTCACATTCGAGTAGCCCTGGTTCACGAAGGCGGTCTCACAGGAATTGCACGAGCCGGAGGCCCGGGCCAGGAGGGTGCCCTGGTTCGACCAGATGGCACAGGTGGACTTCACCTCGTAGTAACCCGTCACAACCTGATCTCTGATGATCTTCCGGCGACCCGAGCGGCCAGCGGTGGGATCGTCCACCCATTCGGAAATCTGGATGGTGCGCGGGGCGTTGGGGTCATCGGCCACCACCACGGAATCGAGATCGGGAGTGAGCCCGAAGGTGAGGCAGACGACCTCGGCCCCGGCCTTGCCGAGAGAGAACTGCGGGACTTCCCGCTCCTCGACCGTGCCGTTTTCCAGACGGAACTTCCGCTTGGTGGTCCCGAAGGTGAAGTAGTGATGCCCCTCGACCATGACCTCTTCCATGATTGAGTGGATGACCTTCACCCGCTCCATGATCGCGGCCTTGTCCATCTGGACGAGACCACCACCGGGGGAGGGGGCACGGGAGGGCGCCATGGGGGCGCGGGTGACGAGACCGGATTCCGGCTGGGTCATGATTTGGCTCCTTTCTTTCGGTTGATGCGAACGGTTTTGAAGTCTTCCCCACGGGAGACGCAATCCGCGAACGCGGCGGGATAGAGGGTCTTCAGGCGCTGCAGGTCGCACGACTCGCGGCCCTGGGTGGTTCCCACGGAAAGGGTGGTGAAGGGCGGGGAGAGCATGGCCCTCGTGGCGCCGTATTGCTCGGCCAGTTCCTTCAGCCGGTCCTTGGCATCGTCCGCTTCTTCCTTCGCGGCCTTCTCGGTGTCCCCGGCGGCGGCGGCGATTTCGGCCAGCGCCTCGACCTCGGGGAGAATGCCCTCCGGGAAGAAGGCATCGTCCGTGCGCCGGGTGAGGGCGGGGCAGGAGGAGGCCAGGGGACACTTCCGGCAGTAGCCTCGGGCTTCATCGGGGGCCAGCAGGTGCATGGCGACCGTGGCGATGACCTTCTCGTCCTCGGGGTCATCCTCGGCCACCCGCCACAGCCGGGCGCCCTCCAGAGCCTCGCGGGCCAGGGCAGCGGAGCCCAGGATGGCGTTCGCGTGAAGCTGCAGCGCCCGGAAGCGGGCCTCCCGGAAGGGGATGAAGACGAGGGCGATCTTGGAGAGGTTGTCCCGGCAGATCATCACCAGCAGGGTCCAGTGGCGCCCGGACAGGCCCATGTTGACCTGGGTCTGGTCCGCATATTGGAGAGAGACGCCGTGGCGCACCGTCTCCCGGAAGACGGCGGAGGAGCCGGATTTAAACTCCACGATCCCTGGGCCCACGAGCAGCGGCCGGAGTTCCTCCAGCTTCCAGGGGCCCCCGTCCTCGGTGAAGTAGGTCGAGAGTTCATCCAGTTCAAAGGCATCGGCGGACAGGAACCCGTCCGGGTGGCAGCCGAGCCCGGAATTCTCGTCCCGGAGGTTGGCCTGCCGGGTGCCCGTGGCGGACAGGGCCGAGTCGAGGCCCATGAGGCGGAGAAGCTGGACTCCCTCGTTTTCCACGAGGCGGCCGGGCAGCATCACCCCGGCGGAGTCGGCATCGGGGATCCAGACCCGAGCGGTGGCCTTCGACCACGAGACGAAGCGGGGACAGCCTCCGACCTCGGATGCGCCGACATACAGGTGCCGCCCGGCGGAAAGGGTATCCGCGTCCATGAGACGGGAGACGAGGGCTGTCCGCAGCCCCCGGTAGGAGAGGATTGGTTTCGGCATGGTGCTCCTTTGCAAGACCCAAAGCATGGGTCAGAATTCACGCTTCCGCAAGAGTTAAATTTCATGCTTCGGAAGTGCCAGAAAACACGACAGAAAATGTCCTGTGAAGGCGCGTAGAATGGGGGCAGGAGGCCCTATCATGCAGCTTGCGATCAGCCGGAAACACAACGACACGACCCAATGCACGGGTGAAATGACCCGGGACAGCCTGCACCAGTGCTGGACCCTGGAGGATCCCGTCCGCAAAGACCCGGATCCGAACACCCCGATCAACGAGGGCAAGGTCTACGGCAAGACGGCCATCCCCGCCGGGCGCTACCCCGTGACCATCACCTTCTCCGAGAAATTCCAGCGGGACATGATGCTGGTCAACGATGTTCCGGGCTTCACCGGGATCCGGCTGCACGGCGGCCGGGACGCGGAGGACACCCTGGGATGCCCCCTCCTTGGATACAAGCAGGACGGCGACCTCCACCTCAGCGAGACCCTGCAGGCCAGTCATGACCTCTTCGCCCTGGTGAAGATCGCCCTGGACCGAGGGGAGCAGGTCTGGCTGGGCATCACCGATGATTTCCCCGAAGCCCCGGTCGAATGAGCGAAGTCCCGGACGCCCCCAACCCGAGCAAGGGCCTCCAGGCCCTGAAGGAAGTCCTCGTCCGGCAGAAGGGGGTCGGGGATGCCTTCGTGGTCTGGTGCGCCGGTTTTTTTGACGCCACCAACCCCAGCCAGAGCATGAAGCGGCTGGCGATGCTCCTGGCGACCTTCACCCTCTGCCGGGCAACCATCATCCTCGCCAAAGCCATCGCCCACACGATCTACCAGGGGAACGAAGTCCCCATGGGCACGGTCTACGCCTTCGCGGCCTTGACGGTCCCGGTCGCGGGGCTCGCGGGCATCGTCTACATTTTCAAGAAAGACGGCACGATCCAGGGCGGCCCCCCCGCCCCAACTGACAAGGACACCCCATGACCACCCTGACGAAGTTCATCCTCGGCCTCGTGGCCGTCCTCCTCGTCTGCGTGATCGCGGGCGCGGCCCTGACCTCCTACCAGCGGGGCACGGACACGGAGATCCAGAAACTCCGGGAGCAGGTCGGGGCGGCCCAGGCAGGGGAGGCTGCAGCCAAGGCCCAGGTCCAGGCGGCCGTGGCCCAGAGCAACGAATGGAAGGCCCAAGCAGCCGCCGCTGTGGCCCGAATGGCGACCCTGGAGGGCCGGATGAAGGGCGTGGAAGCCAAGCTGGCGGCCATGGGCCCCGTGGCCCCGCCAACGGCCCTGGAGAGCCTCCCCACCGCCGCCCCGGCCATCGCCAAGGCCCTGACGGACGCGGGGGTGCCAGCGGCCCCCTTGACGCCCGCTGTGGGGGAACTGGGGGTGGGACTGAGCGCACCGAGCGCCCAGAAGGCGCTGGGCCTCGTGGTTGACGGGCTGAACTACCCGAAGGCCCTGGCCCGGGTGGAGGCCATGCAGGAAGACCTGGACCTCAAGGACCAAGACATCGCCGAGGCGAAGACGGCCCTGGCGGACAAGGAAAAGGAGGTCCAGGCCAAGCAGGTAGCCATCGACAAGGGCGCCGAGGCCCTGGTGGAGTGTGACAAGGGGAGCGCCGCGAAGGACGCCCTCGTGGTGAAGACGAACGACCTGCTGAAAGCGGAGCGCCCGAAGAAATGGTTCTGGGGCCTGGGAGGGGCAGCCCTGACCGCCCTCGTGATCCTGCTTTAGTTCAGCCCGTGGTGGGTTCCGGGGTCGCCGCCCCGCTTGGAGTCACAGGGCCCGATGACGACCCCCTGGTAGGTGAGCCCGGTCAGCTTCCCATTGAGGCTGCCCAGGGTTCGCTCGGCGTCCAGGACGGTGGCCTTCATGATCTGCTCCACCACTGAGAGGATGAACCCCAGGCGCTGGGAGGAGTCGGACAGCCACTCGGACTCGCAGACAAGCTGGATCTCCGAGCGAAGGTGGCCGATGCGGGGCCCTTCCCAGTGGCGCATGCGCTCGACCACGACCTCGGGAGCGGACAGGCGCCGGGCCTCAGCCTCGAAGCCCTCCACGATGGAGCCCACGAGGGCAAGCTGCTCGGACGCCAGGGTGTCGGCCCGCATGTCCTCCAGGATAGGGAGATTGGCCTTCAGCCATTGGATGTAGCACTCGGTCACGATTCGGAACCGAGCGTCCAGCAGGTCCGAAAATAGCTTCTTCCGGCCGGGGTCGCTGATTGGCAGATTGGGGATGAGCGAGGCCCGGGCCAGCCGGACATACCCGAACAGGCGGTGGCCGATCAGTTCATTCGGGGAGCGGAAGTCGTCCGCGAAGACGCAGTTATCGCAGGGCCGGAAGCTGGGGTCGGCGGCTGGCTGCAGCCTGCGATTCGCGGCCTTGTAAAGAAGCCAGATCCCCAGCGCCAAGGCCCAGACAATCAGGATCGAGATGGCGAACATGACGCCGTTATCCATCAAGGATCGGGCCTGTGAAATTGTTGGCGGCATTGGCGTCTCCAGCAGCTTCAAGCCTATCACCGACCGAGGGCCCGGGACGCGAGAGCACCGCCAGGATTGAGCAGCCACATGAGCGGGTTCCCCCACGCCTCCTTCTTCAACTGGCGGAGGTTGTCGGCGAATTCCGTGAGTTCCTTCGAGGCAGCATTGGCGGAGAGCCCGGCCTTCTGGAAGAACACGGCGGTGTCGGTGGTCATGGCGGAGACGCGCTTCACGACCTGCCCGAATTGGGCGAGTTCGGCCTCCATGTTGTGATCCACGCCACCCGCCCCAGCCAGAGCGTTGTGCCCGGAGAGGGCCATATCCTTCAGGATGTTGGGATCAGTGGAAGCATCGGACGCCAGGGAGGCGGACAGGAAGTCGCCGCCGTTGAGGGCGAGCATGGCCTGCGCCGCACTGGCGCCGTTCCGCTTCATTCCCTGGTAGAGCCCCACCCGGGAGGTTCGGACACCGAGGTCGGTCTTGGTTAGCTGGTTGGCGATGGCGGTCCCGGCCATCGTGCCCCACTGGGCCTTCATCTTCCCAAGCTGCTCCGGGCCGAACGCTTTGAGGGCGGTGGCCTCGCCGTTTTCGTTCAACTGGCCGTCAGCCCCGAGGAACTGGTTCATCATGAGCGCGGTCTGGGTTTCACCCTGCGGGGCGGCGCCCAGGGCGGCCGAGGTCGCGTCCCCAACCGACCGCTGAAGGTGATCCGGGAGGCGCTCGCGGATCCGGGCATCCATCGAGAGTAGGGAGGTCTGGGCGCCCGAAGTGAGAATGTTCGTCCCGTGCATGCCGCGCTGGGAGACCTCCGACAGCTTCTGCAGGGCCTCGTTGGAGGAGAACCCGAACATGGCCGTCTTGGCGGTCCACCCCTCGATCCGGGCGAGGTAGGAGGTCATCTGGGTGGAGCCGTCCGCGCCGTTCATGGAGAAGGTGCCGGAGCGCACCCCAGCGCCCAGCAGGCCGCCCACCTGGGAAGACGAGACGCCCATGGACAGGCCGGACTCGACCGCCCCGTTCATGGCCGAGATGGTGCCGTAATCCCCAAGGTGGGAGCGCATGCCCTGGAAGCCGAGCCCCGAAGTGTCCATGACATCCCGGGTGTCTTTCTGCCAGATATCCCGCCGGGAGTTCCACTTATTCTCCCAGGCGCCAGCGCGCCAGTTCACCCCAGCGCCACGGCCCCAGCGGGTGTCCTGCATGTAATCCGTGGAATCCTGCAGGCGGTCGTTCGCCCAGGAATTCTGGAGCATCATGGTCCCGGCGAAGGCGGCCACGGGGACGGCGATCTTGGCGGCGCCGATCATGCCAGCCGAGGCGAAGGTGCCGGACGCACCAGCCGAGGCCACGCCCGTCTCGGCCGCGAGGGCAGCCCCAGGCTGGAAGGTTCCACCCGAGCCAGCCAGCATAGCCATGAGCCCAGAGGGCGCCTTCAGGCCCATCCCAGCCCCGCCCATGAGCATGCCCATGATGGAGTTCTGGGTGGTGCCGAGGGGGTTCTGGATGAGGCCCTGGAGAATGTAGGGGTTCACATAGCCAGGGGAGCCGTCATCCCCGGCATCCGCCGGAGGCTCGCCCGGGGCAGCCTGTCGCTTCCGGCCCCGCCCACCACCAGAGGCAGAGCCCTCGATGGCCTTGATGAGTTTGTCCAGGGCGGTCAGCAGCTTGTCGTTCGGGCCCCCCAGGATGCTCGCCGTTCCGCTGCTGCTGCCGTCTCCAGATGGAGACTTCTCGGCCGCCTCCTTCGCGTCCCGCTCGGTGCGGTCCATGGAGGACTCCACCGAGGAGAGAGACCCAGGGCCAGCGCCCGAATCGGTGGTCAGTTTGATCTTGCCCGTGAGGTTGGCTTCATCGAGGATGCCCTGGGCTTCCCGCAGGGCCTCGCGCAGCTTGTCGTTGATCCCGAGGGGTTGAGATACGCCCAAAGCAGCCTCCTACCGGACAGAGAGATCGAGGAGGTTCAAGGTCCACCGCTTCGGGAGCCCCGTGCCGAAGGATCGGATCGAGCCGAATTCCTTCACCGCCTCGTAGGCGCGGGGGGCATCGAAGGTGAAGGAGGTCGCCACGGCCACGGTGATGCGGCGCTTGTCGTTCGGCACGGGCGGGGCAACCTCAACGAGAGAGAGCCCATCGGACGACTTGACCCAGGCCCGCAGCTTCGTGAACCCGGCCGGGAGGGCGGCCCGGGTGTTGGGCACCATGAGCACCTGATGGGCGTCCAGCACCCGCTGGTCGTAGATCCGATCCCCGGAGTTCATCCCCGCGTAGCAGACGGCCGAGCAGGGGACGATGAGCACGGAGGAGCCCGTGGCGCCCGGGCCCATCGTGTTCGCCATGGCGGCCCGGTTCCGGGCGGACTGGGAGATGAGACCGACCTCGAAGGGCTTGGAGAGGGGAGAGAACCAGCGGCCCTTGCCGAGACAGATGACGCAGGACTGGTCGGCCATGCCGTCCGCCCCGGTGCAGGGGCAGAGGTTGGAAGCCTCCCAGCGAACGGTGACGGGGAATTCGTCAATCAGTTCCTGGAAATCCATGCCCTCCATCGGTCACCCCTTGGAAATGTGAACCCTGCACCATTCCAGCAGCAGGACAGCAGCACGGTCGCGCTCCAGGCCCTTCTCGTCCTTGATTGTTTCACGCTTCGCAGGCTCGGCCATCAAGATAGCCCATTCCATCTGGACCCGGGACAAGGCGAGCAGCCGGGGGTCGAAGGGCGACCACCGGAGTGCTTCAGAGGCCGCCCAGAGGATGGCCTGCCTGTTTGAAGGATCCTCAGAGATCCGCGCCCGGAGCGCCGCTGCGAAAAGAGTCCCTCCAGGCGAGCCAGTTCTGCCACGCACCCACCAGTTCGGGGGAGCAGGGCAGCCGGTCGGGCGCCGGGAGGGGCTGGGCGTCCGGGGCCTGGGAGGGGTTCGGGCGCCACCAGCAGGGCGGGGCGGAGTGCAGGCAGACCATGAAGGCAGCCTGGGCCCGGGCCAAGACGGTGCCGCCGCTCATCACGGCCAGCCGCTCGATGGCGACCTCGTCCCCGAAGGAGGGATACCGGAGTTCGATCCGGCCATTCACCTGGGGCCAAGCCTCCGAGATGAAGTCGAACCCCCAGGTGGGGAGTTTGAAAATGTCCCCATCGGCGAGCACCGGGACAGAACCAGGGCCCCCCAACTGGGAGGCCCTGGAGATTACGGACTGGGGATCGGTGGTCATTGGCTACCCGCTGGCTTGGCTCCCAGACCGGGTGTTGATGGCGCGGAAGCTGACTCGTTTGGAAACAAGCTGCCCGGTGGAGAACCCGGCAGACCCGGATGCCAAGCTGACATCCTCCAGACGAATGATAACCTTCCCGGAGACCTTGTCGATGACATCCAGATCGAAGGCACCCTGGCGGATCGCCTCGGCGGCGGTCTTGGGCAGGATGGCGCTGTCGGGGTTCACCAGTTCGTCCCGGATGAAATACTGCCGGAATTCCCCGGACACGATGTAGCGGGTCTGCTGGTGTTCCACCACGGTGGTCTGGCCGAGGACAGGGGCGTCCTGGAGGCCGAAATCCACCGAGTAGGACAGGTCGAAGAAGAACCCGACCTCCTTCCCACCGATCAGAACCTTCGCAGTATGCCCGCCAATGATGCGGGCTTCGTCTTGGCTGGCCATGGCCGCTCCTCCTTACAGTTCGATGGGGACGGGGGTCAGCTTCGTGCGGACCCGGATGTAGTCGGTTTCTCCCACGGGGTGGGCATTGACATCAATCGTCCAGGCGCCCACGGTCGAATCGCCGATGACGCGCAGGCCCTCCCAAGCGGGGAGCCGAGCGCCAGCCTTCCGGCCTTCGGTGAGGAACCCGTCCGGGTTGTTGCCCGTGAGGATCGAGCCGTCCATCGCACCGGCACAGTCGGCCTTGATGCGCTCGCCCGTCTGCAGGTCGAGCGGGGCGCCGATGTAAGCGGCCAGCACGGAGAGCCAGAGGCGCTCGATGGTGTGCTGGATGGTCAGCCCCTGCAGGTTGCGGAAGCTGGGATTCGTGGACTGGTAGGCGGTGATTGCCTGGACGATTCGCGTCCGGCCGGTGTCCGCATCGAAGTAGGGGAAGAAGGCGCCCGCGTCCAGCAGGGACTCGGTCAGGGACTTGGAGAGGTTGGGGAATTCCAGGCCCGAGGAGATCAGGGGCTTGTGGGTCAAGGGGATGGCCGTCTTCAGCCCGCACCAGAGACCCAGGGCCTGGGCAGCGACACCCAGGCCGCCAAGCTGCTCGGCGACACCGCTGATGGGATTCGGGGTGGTCGTGCCGTTGAAGCACATGACGGCGGGGCCATCCAGAGCCTGGGCCCGGGTGACCGCAGCCGCAGCCGCGAGGGCATCCGTGGAGGCGGTGGCATCGTTCCCGTCCACCGGGGAGGTCGCGGCGAAGTTCAGGCCCGCGAACAGGATCCGGTATTTCTGGTAATCCGTGCCGCCCATGGTGATGCAGTGGGTGAGGGCAAGCTGCTGGAGGGCCAGGGTGGCGGACTGGATGAAGACGCCGTGCGCCGTGGTCACGGCCGCCAGAGTGAGGGCCGGGTTCAGGTCGCCGGAGGCCAGGGTGTCGTAGGAGCGCCCCAGGCCGCCCGCGAGGGGCGCCTCGGTGATGGCCGTGAGGGCGGCGTTCACGCCGGACTGGGCGAGGGTGACCAGGGGGTTCTGGCTGCCGAGCAGGTAGATCAGCAGGCCGGACTCGGCCGGGTAGAAGATCGAGGTCACACCGATGGCGGTGGTCCCCGAATTCAGCACGGTGGAGGGATACCAGGAGGGGCCAATCGTCTGGGCGGTCCAGCCCGCGTGGGCATTGATCCAGGCGGTGACATCCCGCAAGGTGAGCGCCCCAGAGAAGGGGATCTCGTCCACCGTGACGCCGTTCACGATCAGGTCGAAGACATTGTTCGTGAAGTCGGCCTTGAAGGAACCGAGGGCCGGGCTGGTGAGCAGCAGGCCGGAGCGCAGGTAGTAGCTGAAGGTCTGCTTATCCGCGAGGTTCTTGATCGTCACGGTCCAGCATTTGAAGAAGCCGCCGCCGCCCACGATGGGGAGCAGGGGATCGCCCGTGCCGTCCTGGGCGATGGCGACCCGGATGCCGTTGTTCCAAAACCCCTTGTCCCGGCTGGTGAAGGTGAGCGCGGCCGAAGTGAGCGCGGCCACCGCAGCCGTGGCGCTGGCCCGGATGAACTTCACGATGGAAGCGCCGGGCAGGTCCGGGGAGGGGGAGAACAGCCGGGCGATGTAGGACAGGATGCGACCCGAGCGGATCACGGCCTTGGCCTCATCGAACGACCGGAAGGAATACACCACGGTGGGATCGCCCCCATCCGAAGTGCCGATGACCAGCGGGATCTTCGCCCCGACCGGAGAGACGGGGGTCATTGCCGAAGCATCGACCTCCGGGATGACACCGGGGATCGTGACTTTCTGACCCCCAGCCATGACGCCGACAGCACCCATGCTGCACCTCCTAGACGGTTAGGTGACCCTGATAGTTACGCTGCGGGAGGGTCAACTGGGACCAGAGCGTCCCATTCAGCCCGCACGACAGCAGGAAAAGAGGCTTCTCCATCAGGGCAGCGGAGAAGTCCTCGGACTCGGAAAGGTTGAACGAGGGCTCCGCCAGCCCCGCGTAGGGAGCCAGAGCGGAAAGGGCTTGCATGGTCTGGATGAACCAGGGGGCCAGGGTGTCGCGCTCCTCGGGGAACTCGGACCACAGCACCATGCGCAGGGAGACGGCCCAGGGGGTCTCCTCCCGGAACAGCAGGGCGGAAAGGGGACGGCCCTGCTCACCGAGGGACCGCTGCCCCTGGGGAGCGGCCTCGAATTGAACGGACATGGCCGGGAGGGGGAAGGTGTCCCGGGGATAGGATCCGCGAATCGTGACCTTCCGGCCGTCCGGCAGCACCGGAGCGCGGTCGAGGGCTAGGGTCTGCAGGGTCTTGATGGCCCAGCCCTTCAGGTAGGGGAAGGCGGCGCCCCAAGAGGAAGACAGGTCGGCCGTGACCTCGGGGCCCTTGTGCCAGATCCCAGCGGCATCCTTGGCGAACCACGAGATGACGGTGGGCCCGGCGGAGAACAGATCCTGGGAGAAGCTGGACGAATTCGCGCCCAGGTCCAGAGAGACCGAGGCGGCCGTGGGATCAGTGACCACCGCCACGGGGGCAGAGCCCACCTTCGCCACGATCTCCGCGATGGCATCAGTCGGAGCATCGGATCCGGGCAGCACCCACGCGGTCAGAGTCGCCATGCCCGGGAACCCGAGCGGGCGAATCGCGTAGCTGTTCCAAAGGGGGGCGGCCATGCGCAAAGAATAACGGCGGGGCTGAGAGCAGGATCCAAATATCTTGTGACAGGGCGCGATGCACAACCCACAAAAGCCCAGCAGGCACAAGGGCGCGGGTGTCAGAATGGACGCATGAGCCGGATCGATGACCTCACAGCCAGGATGGTCGGGACCATGCCCCTCCCGGCACCCGAGACGGGCCCCAGATTCTCCCGAATTCGCCTCTGGGCGAAGGGACAGGTGGACGAGGAGATCCAGACCGGGAACGCAGTCGAGCAGCTAAAGATGCCAGCCTCCCTGGGCCGGACGGACATCGTCTGGAGTGGTTCAGCCTGGGTGCCCGTGAACGCGGACCTGCCGGGAGCCTGGGACGAAGCGGACAGCGCCGGGTGGCGCTTCTCGGCCGTGGACGATGTGCCCGGAGCCGCCGGGGTCTTCCTGAACCAGTGGGGCCGGACCCTTCAGGTTCCCCGCTACGACAGCGAACTCGACCAAGCCTACGCCCGCCGGATCGTGGAGGAGGTCATCAGCCCCAGCACCACGAACATGGGCCTCGCCGCCCTGATCGACCGCCTCCTCGGCATGACGGGCACCCGAGTCCTGGAGGGGGAGTCCTTCTTCACGAGCCTGCGCCTGAACGATGGGCACCGGGTGAACGGCGGCCACCGCCTGATGGGGTTCGGGGGCTTCGGAGCCGAGACCCTCTGGAACACCTTCGTGGTGGTCCTCCCGGCGGCCATGCCCGACATTTCATCCCAGGAGCAGGTAGTGGCCCTGATTGACCGCCGCCGTGGGGCAGGGAACCGCCTTCTAGCCATTGTGTCGGACGGCCGGGCGCCCCAGGTCATCGCCGTGGCCGCCGTGCCCGTAAACCAGCCCTACACCGCGCGGGTGGCATACCCCGAGGGCGGGGCCACCTACACCTGGACGATCACCAACGGAACGCTCCTCAGCGGCCAGGGCACGGACACCATCACGATCCAGCCCGCCGCCGTGGGCATGGTGACCGCCGCCGTCCTTCAGGCCGGGGGCCTGGGCAACGGGAAGACCGGGAGCCGGGAGACCAACGCCATCGCTGCCGTGGTTGGAGCGGTGACCACCGATGTGACCATGGCGCCCGCAGGCGAGACCGGGCACCACGCGAGCGTCCCGGCCCGGCAGGACGCCCTCTACGAGTGGCAGGCCACCGAAGGCTACATCCTCAGCGGCCAGGGGACGGAGGCCATCATCTTCGGCCTCGGAGAAGCGGATCCCGTGGTCGGGGCCCGGGTGCACCTCGTGTGCACGGTCACGGTCGCCGGGACGCTGGTGCAGGTCATCGGGGACGCCTGGGTGGACATTCTGCCCTTCCCCCGGACCTACAACCACACGACCCTCAGCATCGCCCCGGGCAGCGCCGACCTCTTCATCCTGGACCTCGGGAAGAAGTGGATGGTCAAGGAGATCAGCAGCGATGTGCCCGTGCGGGTTCGGATCTACGAGAGCGCGGCCCAGCTTGCGGCGGACGCCGCCCGCGCGGCCGGAACCGACCCCACCGGGGACCACGGACTGCTGGCGGAGGCGGTTACCACCGCCGGGGCCCTGGACATCCTGTTCGCCCCGTGGGCCTACGCCCAGACCCCAACCAATCAAGCATTCGTCTCCGTGGTGAACCTGCACAGCGCCACCGCCACCCCCACTGTCACGATCAAGACCCAGATGAACGAAGGGTGAACCATGAGCCAATTCCTCGGTGCCGAATCCTTCCTGATCGCGCTCGGCGCGTCCATTCAGGATGTGCAGAACACCTTCAAGGCGTCCCTCACCAGCTACGGGTGGCAGGTTCTGCACGAGAGCATCCCACCCCTGGCGGTCCTCGGAACGATCACGACACCCGCCAACGCATTCGACCTGACATCATCTGCCGCTGGTGATAACTCCGCCCTCCCCCGGTGGGTGGGGTGCCGCATGGCTTCCCCATTCACGCCCACGATCATGTATCTGTGGGGAGGGGACAACAGCGGCCAGTCCCAGGCTTACTACAACCCCCAGACCTTCTCCCTCGATTGGTCGGATGACGGCGTGACCTGGAGCGGGGGCGTCACTGGAGGCACCCTCCAGACCTGGACGAATGAAATGCTTTGGTTCACCGGGGAGCGGCGGAAATTCATTGTTTCGGGCGCGACACCCCATGCCTACTGGCGCCTCAACATCACCGCGAAGGGCACCGGAACATATTGCCTTGTGAACCAGTGGATGCTTGAGAACGCCGCCGGGCAGGTTATTTCGAGCCAGAATTTCATCGACTTCATTCCCCCATCAGACCAAGCCATCGGGGACAGCAAGGCGCGTGAAGCCGTCCGAATGCAGTTCAACGGCGGCGGGATTTCCATGGGGCCAGTCCAGGAACTCCTAACCGGGATAGGGCAGCAGATTCTTGTCAGCGGGGCCACGGCGGGCGCGGTAACCGTGAGCCTGACCATCAACGGGGTGACGGTCTCCTACACGGGGAGCGCCCCGAACACTACCAACGACAACAATCGCGGGCTCTTTGATGCACTCAAGGCCAGCGTGGATGCGAACTTCACGGATTGGAAGTGGACCTGGGTCGGCTACATCCACGGCCAGCGGAACACGGTGGCCTCGAACATCGTCCCCACGGTCGCCAACTGCACCCTCTACTTCCCCGGGTGCTCCGCTTCCCCACAGATGCAATACGCGGGCATTGCCACCCCCGAAGCCATCACCATCGACCTCATTAACGGGTTCGTCTACTACCTCCAGGTGAACAAGCGAGGGCTCGCGCTCGGGACCAAAACGAACCTGGGGTTCTATGGCCCGATGCATGCCTGCTACGGAGACAACGCCACGGCGGTCGCCCAGGTTCCAGCCACGGATTACGGCCCGAACTGCACCGTGATGGAACTGGTGGTCGGATATGACGATGTGGCCGCGAACACCGGGGCGGTCGGGCGCTTCTCCCACTACTGGGGAGACACCAACACCAGCACCTATGTTGGCGGGTATATCGACTACAGCGTGAACTTCTGCGGCCACGCATTCACGCGACAGAACCACCCGAACATCATCCAGGATTGGTCGAACTCGGTCGCGGGCGCGGGCGGCCTGAACAACCCATGGATCGTCCTTCGAGGAGAGGGCCTCTTCACCGGGGCCGACAGCGGGGTGGCGTGGGCGGTTCACCGCATGGCCTGTGACCCAGACACCTCCTACCCTTATGTCAACGGCGGAGGTTATAGCGCCCGCTGCGTGGGGCCCGTTTTCAGCGGCTTGGACTGGTATCGGTTTGTGGGCACCCTGAACAACGAGCAGATGGTCCTCGCCCCCCACACCGACTTCGAGACGAAGGTGACGGGCACCCTTCTCGCCACGGACCTGAGCATCCCCGTGACGAGCACGGCCGGGTTCCCGGCCTCGGGGTGGATCTCCATTCAGGGCGAAATCATCCAATACACGAGCAAGGACGCCACCCATTTCCTGGGCTGCACCCGTGGGAAATACGCCACGGTGGCCTACAAGCAATACGACCAAACCCTCGTCAGCATCGTGGGCTGGTATGTGAAAATCAACACGGGCCTCATCTTCTGGGGTTACCAGAAACCGACCTAAAGAGAGGGGCCAGTGGCATCACCCGTCAAAGCACTCGCGGACGCGACCGGGGCCTCGGGGATGGCCCCGGCGAGGCGCCTGCTTGTCTCGCTTCCGGCCACCTTCAAGCCGCCCAGCATCTGGGTCCAGCAGCGCGTCCCACTGGACATTCTCACAATCTGGCACCAATTCACCAACGGAGCAGTGCTGGCCTCAGCCCCGAACCGGGCCCCCCTGGTGGGGGTGGTCTTCAAGCGCCGGGACGCAGCAGCCGCAGCCGTGAAGACCTTCCCGCCGATCTACAAGGAATACGGCGGAGGCGGCCACGCCACCACAGGGCAGCTTTATCCCCCGCACCGCCCGGGCGTCTAGGAGTAACCGATGGCCCACAGCGCGATTGCAACAGCCGACACCTACACCGGGGACGATGCGACCTGGAGGGCACGGTGCACGGACATCCACAATTTCATGGTGGGGGCCATGGGCCTCGTCCAGACGGCGGACACCGGGCAGCTTGATTTCACCACCGCCATCAAGCCCGGGGTTGGTTATGCGGTCCTCGGATACCGGATGTATCGGTTCAACGATGCCGCCCAGAGCACCCACCCGATCTTCGTAAAGGTCGGCTACGGGACGGGCGCGACCTCCAACTTCTTCGGGCTTTACATCTACATTGGGGAGAGCACGAACGGGGCGCTCACCCTCGGCGGCGGGTGGGCGGCAACCCAGGTCGGATACCTGCCGGGGGGCGGCGCCGGGGCCCAGTCGTGGGCGGCATGCGGGGGGGCGGGATACGCCGCGTTCATCATGTCCTGGGGAACCAGCACCACGACTTATAACTACCTCTTCGCCATCGAGCGAGCGGCCAATGGGCTCGGGGCGATGGTGGTCTCATTCAATGGCTACGGGCGCCGGGCGACTTGGCTCCCCTACGGGCTGGCCCCCGTCCAGATGGCGCCGAACACCACTGGGCTCTGCTCGCCGAACAACGCCGTGAGCGCGGCGGACCCGAATGTGGCGAACACGATCCATACCTTCCCATTCCGAGCCTACAGCCCGGGAGAGATCGGGGCCTTTACCTGCATCGTGGGATACTTCCACGCGGACATCCCCGTGAACGCGGTCTACGCCATCGTGGGAGCGGACCTCGTGACGCGCAGTTATTACAGCTTCGGGAAGCCATTCGCCAGCGGTCACGACCTCAAGGGGGAACTCGGCGGAACCTCGGGCATCGGCCTCATGCTCCGGTGGGATTAAGCCATGACGACCTATGTCCAGCAGCAGGTTCCAAACCCAGAGCCCAAAGTGACCTTCACGATTCAAGGGTTTCAGGTTGGAATGGAGAGACAGACCAAGCCGACCACCGGGCAGCTTTACCCGCCCCCCGATCCAGACTGACGAGGCCACACCATGAGCAACTTCCTCGGATTCGAGTCCTTCCTGATTGCCCTCGGCGCTGATGTCGCCACGATGCAGACCACCATCGATGCGGCCCTCACCTCCAGGGGGTGGCAGAAAAAGCGCCGGTCTCTGGTCCCCATCGCCGTGGGCGGGACGATGGCGACACCAAGTAACGCGTTTGATTTCGATTTTCTGACCTACGCAGGAACACAAGGTGCGGCCGGGTCTGTTGCAGTTCAGACTGCCGGGTTCACCCCAACGCTGCTGACGATCTGCTCGGGTTCCAACAGCCCGCAAACCTACGCGCCAAAGGCATTCACGCTTGAATGGTCCGACACAAGCTTGACTACGGGCTTCACCGTCCACCAATCGTTCAACGAAACACAGTGGAGCCTTGAGGAAATCAAGAGGTATGTCATTACCGGCGCACCATCTAAGCCTTACTGGAGAATCAACACAACCACCCAGCAGAGTGGTGCCTCCGGTGGAGGCTACCTGAGCCTTGTCGCACTTGAGGATGCGGGTGGGCAGGTTATTACTAATCAGGTTTTTTCTGACTTTATTCCTCCTGTTGGTGAAACCATCGGGAATGCCACCGCCAGGGACATCCTCCGCATCGAATACGGGAGCACCTACATCCGATTCGTTGCCTTCCAGGAGAGCCTTGTCTTTACGCCACAGGTCATTAGCCTGTGGGATAAGACGGCGGGAGCCGTGGCCTGCGGAGTAACTCTGGATGGCGTCACGGTCACGGGTGCCACAGGTGGAGCAGGGAACACATCCAGGCAGAACCTGCGCCTGCTTTACGAGGCGATCAAGGCCAGCGGAGCATCGCCATTCACGAATTTTAATTGGGAATACCAGTATCTCAGCCCACAGAACCCTAGCGGGACCAACGACTACATCCTTGGCGTTGCGAAGACGAATGTCCCGAATTGCATTGTTACCCCCAACGCGAACACCAACGGCCAGATTACCGGGAATAACACCCTCCCCGGCATTGGGTGGATGTGCGCTCGTTCAACCAACACCGATGTGACCGTTGACCTAGTAAATGGATTTATTTATTACATCCAGGTGAACTCTCGCGGCATCGGTCTGGGCACAAAGACGAACTCCAATTTTTATGGCCCAATTCACGCCTGCTTCGGAGACAACGCCAAGGCGGTCGCTGCGGTCCCGAGTTCTGGGTGGAGCATCCCATGCACTCCAATCGAACTTGTTGTCGGGTGGGATGAAGATACAACGAAAACTGGTGCGCTCGGGAAGGTGAGCCACGCATATGGAATTGACGAGGCCACCTTCGCCAAGGCCCAGGGGTTGACGGGGACATACGAGGGTGGGCACCCGTTCAACAGGTGCAGCCCAAGATTGAAAATTATTGATGCCCAGGGGCCGATGCCAAGCCAATCATGGGCATTGAGTGGGATCCCGCTTTACGGTTCCAACCTATTCAGCGCCGCAGATGTGACTGGAAACGATTTCCAGATTCACAGGGTCTCAATGATCGGTGAATACATGAGCAGCATCGCCAACGCAGGCGTTAACAGTATGCGCGCTGTCTCGCCGTGTGTGGATATCCAGGACTGGTATAAGTTTGTGGGCACAGCCACGGATGAGGCCCTGATGCTGGTTGCTGACACCGTTGCGACAACCACCGAATCCGGCGCGGTCAGTGCGGCAGCAGTAGACATCCCGGTCGCCAGCACAGCAGGTTTCCAATCCGCAGGGTTCATCGTGATTGAGAGCGAGATCATCCAATACACCTCTCTGGCGACTGGCCCTGTCCGATTCTCGGGATGCACCCGAGGGAAATACGGGACCACCGCTGCCGCCCACTTCGACCAGGATCTGGTCTGCCAGGGCCTTTGGTTCGTGAAGCTGAACAACGGAGCCCTGTTCTGCGGATACCAAAAACCAACTTGAGGTTGAGCCATGGCCACCGTCCCTAACGGGCAGACGAAAAACTACAGCGATCCAACAGGCCCCAACTTCGGGAGCCTGCGGGTGCCAACCACCTTCCCGACCCCGGCATCACTCGGGATGAACCTCGCCGCTTCCATGGTCTGGACGAAATGGAAATATGAAATGTGGTATCCCGCCCAGATGATGCCACCCCTAGCGATCAAGACCGTTGTCAGGATCCCAACCCCACCCATGGGCCGCCAGATCATCCTGACCTTCCCGCCTATCTACAAGGAGCGGGGCGGAGGTGACCATGCCACCACAGGCCAACTCTACCCACCCAAAGCCCCGTAGAATGGAACCAGCCGGAGATCACCCATGACCCAGTTCCTCGCCCCCCTGTTCGGTGAATACAGCACGGATCAGGCCATCGCCCGAGCAGCCGCCGCCCGGAGCGGCATCACCGCCAAGCCCGTCCTTTCGGTCAGCAGCACCGGGAGCGGATCCAGCAAGCAGTGGACGGTGGGGCTCGGGGTGAACGCCACCCTCGGGTTCTGGGCCTGGAGGACGCCCTGGATCAAGGGCGCCGGAGCCTTCCAGATCCTGGAGGACGCCACTGTCCCGGTGCTGACGGCCCAGCTTGAGCCTGCAGCGGGCCTCAGCCGCAACATCCTCGTGGTGGGGCGCTGGGGGTGGATCGCGGGCCCCATTGGCGGGGACGGACAGCCCCTGGGCACCCTGACGGCCAATCAGCAGGCGTTCTACGAGATCGTGCAGGGGGCGGACGCCCTGACGCCCGTAGACCCATCCGTGGCCGCCCTGGACGCCGCCCTGCGCCCGCCCGTGGTGCTGGCCCGAATCGTCTTTCCCCAGGGGGGCACACCGAGCATCCAGTTCCTCCCGAACACGATGCTGGACCTTTCCGAGATGGGCCTGCTCATCGATGGGAAGCACAACAAGGTCGGGGACGAGGTCCACACCGGGCGGTTCCAGGTCACGGTGGACCCCACCACGGACCTCGATGTGCTGCGGAAGAAGGACCAAGTCCTGGGCAGCGTCAAGCCATACGCGAGCATGGTGAGTTTCTGGATCGTGGTTCCGGACGCCTGGGGCAACCCGCCCACCACGCAGAGCATCCCGGTCGCCAACCGGACGGCCGCCAGCGGCTCGGACATCGTCTTCGACACCGACCTCACCCTCGTGAAGCTGCAGACCACCGGGCAATACCTGATCCTCGGGGAGACCTTCGGCCAATACAACAGCAGCCAGCACGACTGCGTGGTGGAGGTCTGGCGGCGCCCGGTCGGAACCACGGGCAGCGCCGATGTGCAGGAATACTCGGCGGGCATGCCGAACAACAACGGCGGCGTGGACAAGCCAGTCCTTGCCACCGTGAGCGCCACGGCCGGGGACTGGCTCTACTTCAAGACCATCGGGAAGCGCAGCTACTCGGCCAGGATCGTAATCACCTTCCTGGGCGTCCAGGCAGCCACGGCCCCCCTGGCGATCACCACCCCGGACTGGAACGCGATGGCGGCCAACGGGCAGGCTTACCCGAAGATTATCACCATCCAAAACACGAAGCAGAACGCCACGGGGAGCGTGGCCTGGGCCATCACCGGAGGCACGGCGGCCGGGTTCACCAGCATGGACGGCAACGGCCTGATGACCCTGAACCTTCCATCGGTCGGAAGCTGGACCATCAGCGTCCAGGCCACGGATGCGACCGGAGTCCCGGTCACGAAGACGGTGAACATCACCCTGACCGCCTACTCGGTGGTGACCCTGGTCATCACGAACGCGAGCACCTACAACTTCGTGGCGGGCAGCTACGGATACCCCGTGGACATCATCCTCACGAGCAGCGGCGGCCAGAGCCCCATCACCTGGAGCCTCGTGACCGGGGTGGACACGAACCTCCCGAGCGCGGCGGTCGCGGGCGGCCACCTCACGGGAACTGTCGCGGCGGCCGGGACGACCAAGGCCAGGGTGCGGGCCACGGACAGCGCCGGATCCCCGCAGGTCGTGGAACTGGTGATCAACATCGTGACCACGGACTATGTGGGCGGGGGCGGCGGGGGCGGCGGGGGCGGGGGCGGCGGGGGCGGCGGGGGCGGCTGTTTCGATGAACTCCTGACCTTCGTCTTAATGGAGGACGGCACCGGGAAGCAGATGGCCCTGGTTGGCGCCGGGGACACGGTGAAGGGGATCAACCTGGAAGGGCTCCCCTTCGGCCTTCGCCAGATCCGCGATGTGCTGGTGACGGACAAGACCCGAGTGGAGGCCGAGGAAGGCGACCCAAACGCCATGGTCGTCCAGGGGATTACCTGCACCAAGGGCCACCCCTTCGCGGTGGAGCGGGACTTCAAGCGGGCGGACGAACTCGTGGTGGGCGACAGCATCATCACGACCGGGGACGGCAACGGGATCGACACCCCGCTCACCACGCTGGTCGAGGCTGACCATCCCATCCCCGTGCGCAGCACCATCGGGACGCGGGCGGGAACCTACTTCGTGGGCGCCAGTGCCGAGGGCCCCTGGTTCCTCGTCCACAACATGAAATCGCCCTACCTCTAACCCAGGCCGGACAGCCGGAGCAGATCCTCAAGGAGCGCCGCAGCAAGGTGCTCCTTGCCGTCTTGGTAGGCTTCTTCAGCCGCCGTGCGCGCCGGGAACAGGCCCGGCCGCGCAGGGATCACCCACCCGGCCGATTTCGAGGACAGGATACGGAAGGTCATATAAGACGAGTGGCCCGCGTTTCCGAATTTATACATGCCCTGAAATTGGTTTTGTTCCTTAAACGAATGACCAGACTCCTGCAGGGCCTTCTGGGTCAGTTTCCCGCCCCAGTTATAAGTATTCCGCTGCACCATAAAGCCAGTCCCGGACATTTCCATCCGGTGCCCAGTGACCGAGGACCGCTGCAGGGCCTTCGCCATCTTGTAGACCGTCTGGGGCATGGGCTTGAGGCCCACCGAGTCGGACTGGGTGCCGTGGCGCATGGGGATGATGAGGTAGAGGCTTCCGTCCTTCGCGCGCCGGGCCTTCGGGGCGGTCGCCAGGACTTCCTTCATGTCCCGCTCGCGGGTGCCCTTCTCGATGGCCTCCGCGTAGGACTCGGGATTCTCCAGGCGGAAGTCCAGGAAGGACGGTTCGTCCAGCGAGGCATGCCGGGCGAGGTTCCCGGAGGGGCGCTGCACGGCGGAACCATTGGGCAGGGGGTTCCCCTTCAGGTAGCCCTGATAGAGCACGAGGGCATGGGTCGCCACCACCCCGGCCGTTTCGGCGTAGCTGGTGAAGACATCCAGGTGGCCGCCCTGGATGATGGCCTGCAGGGACTCGGACCAGTCGGAGAGCACCGCCCAGTCAACATCGAGACCACCCCGGAACAGGTCGCCCATCACGCCCCCTGTGGGCCCTGGAAGGTGGCCGGGGACAGACAGGACGAATCCACTGGATCGGAGGGCAGCGAGGTCGGGACGGTGGTGATCGAGGTCGCGCCCGTGGCCGTGTGCTTGTGGGTTTTCAGCCAGGGCACGAGGGTGTCCTTCACATAGCTGAACAGGCCCTCCATGGAGAACCGCTTCGTGCCGTCCTGGAAGGCGAGGGAGGCGAAGCCATGGATGACCCCATTCCCGTCCGCGTCCACGATGACCTCGGCGCCGGAGGGATGGACGAGAGAGAGGATGGGGACGACCGTGTCCCCATCCGGGGGCGCGGAGGACGCCTGGAGAGCCGGTAGGGCCTCGCCATCGCGCGAGACGGTCAGGCGCAGGCCACTGGGGTGGGCGACCTCGAAGTCGCCGTTTTCACGCACCTGGAGGACCACGCCGGACTGGTGCCGGAGGTAGGCGATCCCCGGAGTGGGGTCGCTCTGGTTCTTGTCCAGGAAGGGGAGTGCTCCGAGCCAGACATAGAAGCCGCCCTCCAGTTCCCCCACGACCCCGAACTCCCCGACCTCGGGCAGCCACGAGGCGGCCCCGCCAAGGGGGGCCATCTTCGGGACCAGCACCCGGGCGAAGTCATACTGGGCGAAGCCGGAGCGAACCAGATCCTTGAACTGGACGCGGACCCCGGGGGGATCGACCATGACCTCCCGAACAATCGCCGCGTAGATCATCCCAGCCACCCCCAGACCTTCTGGCCCTTGCCCACGCCGTCCGGACTCCAGTATCTCGCATAGTCGGGGAAGCCAACCTCGCCTGCATCCGGGAACCTCCAGGCGTTCGCGGCCCCGAAGGTGCGCGCGGAACCAGCGCCATAGCGATAGGCGCGGCAGACCCACGAGTAGTAGTCTGCGCCGGTCGGCGGGAAGCCCCCGGGCATGGCCTCGAGAAGCTGCTGGCATCGCTTCAAGTAGCGCCCGCAGGCATGGATGCACTTCGAGACATCCCGGCGGTCAGCAGCACCGAAGGGGGTGCCATCCGGGTTCAGGTGCCCGATTGCCACGAGGTCGGCAAGGGCCACATCGGTGATCTGGGCGATGCCGTTTGCGGCCGTGGCGCCGCCGCCGAGGTTCCGCCCCATCGAGGTCTCGTTCAGCAGGACATGGCCGATGAGCCAGCCGGGGATCTGGAAGGTGTCCCGGGCCTTGAAGATGGCGACCCGGACCTGCTCGGGGATCCCAGGCGGAGGTTCGATGGAGGGCTGCGGGGGGACATAGGTCGAGGTCACGGCCGGGTGAGGGCCCGGAGGCCCAGCATCCTGCCCCGCGTAGGCGTGGAGTTTCAGGTCGGACAGCAGGGCCCGGATCTTGTCGGGATACCCCTTCGCGTCCGTGCCCGCGATGCAGCGGTCCACGGTGGCGCCCATGGACATGGCGACCGAATCCCCGGAGGCGCGCAGGGAGAAGTCGGTGGAGACCACATAGCCCGTGATGACCTTCGTGGAGTCGGAACCGAGGGAGTGGTCCTCCAGCACCTCGCCGGGGCGCACGGGCAGGAACACGGCCTCTACGGAGCGGGTCTGGAGCATGGTGAGGGGCGCCTCCTGGAAGGCGAAGTGGAGAAGGTGGTCCTTGGCGAACTGGAGGTAATCCTGGATCGGGGCCCCGGGCGCGATGGGGGACAGCTTCGAGACGACCGAGTGGGAGGCGTAGCCGTAGCGGTTCACCAGTTCAAATGACGAGGCCCAGCCCCAGAACAGCTTGGCGTTGAAGGCTTCGGTCGAGTGGTCGCCCAGCCCCATGCCGCCCCAGTGGAAGGTGTTCGCGCGGCGCTCCAGGGACAGGGCATCATCTGAGCCCATGAGGGCGGAGGAGAACTCGCCGCCCACCTTCACCACGGGCAGGTCCAGCCAGTAGGAATCCCACTCGGCACGGCCAGGGAAGGGCCGGGGGCGGTGGATGAGGGCAGGCCGGAGCGGGGCATTCTCGTCCCCGGATTCGGTGTCCGCCTTCCGGTAGCCAGAGAAGAACTCGTGCAAGGTGGGCTCGGAGATCGCCTGGGCGATGGCCCAAAAGGACTGGCCGGACTGCCCCTGGATGAGCGACCACGGGAGCGGATAGGCGACATCCTTCCAGGAGCCCCAGGACTTCGGATCGTTCTGGGGGAACAGGGCGTAATCGAGGACATCCAGCCCATCCTCATCGGGGTCGCCGATCTGCAGGCCCATGGCCGAATTCAGAGCGGACTCCAGGAACGCCTGGAGGAGAAGGTGCGGGGCCTTGGCGGACTTGCCCAGGGCCTCCACGAGAGTCGTGCCTTCGGCGCCCTGCAGAATGTCCGAGGCGGGATGGACGAAGCCCTGCCAATTGAAGATGGCGCCGGAGAGCAGGGTGTCGATGCCCCCGGCCGTGATGGAGACCTCCGAGGACCAGCCGGAACCTGCGCGGCGGGACGACCGGATGGAACGGATCAGCCCATCGAACACGAGCCAGTCGGTGTGCCCGGGAACCGTGACCGTGACGCGGACGCGGTCCATGGGGCGGAGCCGGGGGAGCAGGAACACCATGAGCCCCGAGAGCGGGAACCGCATGGCGCAGGACTGGCCGCCCAGGCTGTCGCCCGCGCTGCAGGAGATCAGCGAGGCTTTTCCTGCCAGATTGACGCGCTGACCGTCCTCTCGGATGTAGTCCAGGACAGCAGCGTTATCCTCTCCGGGAGTGGCGGAGACCCCCGCCGAATAGCGGAACCAGCGCCCCTTATCCATTTTTGAGTCAGGGACGATGGACGCGCAAATATCGACCTTGAGGAACGGCCGGATGATGGTGATCTCGGGTGCCGCGTCATCGACCACCTCCACGGATGAAGACAGGGGATCGGCCGTGAGGCCAAGCTGGGGGAGCGATTCTTCAGGCAAGGATCCACTCCGGGTAGGTCACGGGGGAGCCTGTCGGACCCAGGGCCACACCGGAGTAGAGGACGCCACGGGCGCCCACGGAGAGGGGGTTCGCGGGGAGGTAGAAGGTCAGGTCCGCAGCCGAGAGCGAGGCATCGTAGGCGATGGGGGTGTCGGTGTATTTCCAGAACACGAGGTCGCACTCGGCGATGTCCGGGTCGGCCGAGGTCAGGAAGGTGACGAGGGTCTGGTAGCTGGCCTTTTCCCCGATGCGCAGGCGGTCGAAGTAGGACGCGGCAGCCGAGGAAAGGGCGGTCTGGATTTCACCCCACCGGGCCCCGCCGCCGGGACGGAGCGCGACCTTGCCACGGACCAGCACCCTCGTGCGGGGAACCTTCTTCAGTTCCACCCGAGTGCCCGCGCCCTTGTAGCCAGGGACGGGGAGCCCGGTCAGGTCCACATACCCCTCAACCAGCTTCGTGACCTCCGAGGAGACCCCCACATCGAGCAGGGTGGCGTCCGAGCCATCGTCCACGAACAGCCACACGAGGCCCGAGTAGGGCACCCCATCCGGCCTGGGATCGATCATGAAGGGCTCGACCGTGCGCGCGTCCCAGACCCCACCGGAGGCTGACAGGGCGGCGAATTCGAGGGCCTCCTTGGTCCCGCGAACCAGGGTGCGCAGGAACGCCGCGAACCGGACGGCCCGAGCGTCCGCCGTTTCGGTGTCCGCCCCGCCCATGGTCCGGGATGAATTCGTGACCATGTCCACGCCAGCGAGGGGCGCCACGAGGCGGGTGATGGAATTCTGGGCGACATTCCCCACCACCCCGGCCACGGTGCTCTGGATCGGGACATTCGCGGAGGTAAGCTGGCCCGCCAGGATCGTGCCCACGGCGGTGGTTTGGAAGACGGTCCCGGAGGGGCCCATAAGCTGGGCGCCGGAGGGGATCGTCACATCGGCCACGGGCGCCACGAAGGCGGTGAAGACCACGCCGCCGGACGCCTTCTGGGGGGGCAGGAAGTCGAAGCCGAAGGCCCGGAAGCAGGACTCCGAGATGGCCGAGACCACCGCCATCGCCATCCGCTGCTCGCCCTCTTCCATGAGCAGGGCCATGGACTCCAGGTGGGCGCGCTCCAGGGAGCCGACATTCAGGTCGGACGGGAGAACACCAGCCGAGACGGCGGGATCGGAGGCGGCGAAGGCAAGCAGGGAGTCAACGACATCCTGCTGCGAGCGGGGAGTAAACGACACGGAACACCTCCAGAATCAGGATACCGCCCCGGCGAGGGAGAGCGCCCCCAGAGGGGTGACGACCTCGGCATTGATATCCACCAACCCGTTCAGGAACGCGACCTCGATCCGGTTCACGGCAAGGACGCGGGGGTCGGAAGTGAGGGTGTCCTGGGCGTCCGCCATAGCCGCGAGGATGAGGTCGCTGGTCGAGGGGGAGCCGATGCGCGCCTTGAGCCCGGAGCCGTAGGAGGGGTGCCAGGGGATCCGGCCGCGCGGGGTGGACAGGCGGCGCATGAGGGAGGCGACCATGTTGTCCGTGCCCCCCTGCAGATCCCCGATGAAGCCAGGGGCATCTGGGGTGTCCGTTCCAATTGGGTCGTCCGAGACGCCCACGACCCCAGGGACGACCGGGAGGGGCAGCTTGAGGGTGTCAGTGGCCCCGAGCACCCGGAGGCCCGCGTAGGCGCTCCCAGGCGCCCCGTTGGGCCCGGAGAAGTCCACGAAGGGGAAGACCAGCCCATTCACGGTGACGAGTTCGGTCCACCGGGACGCCGCGCCCAGGTTCCGGGCGGCAATGGCCTGCAGGGAATCCCCAGGGGACAGGGCCAGCACCACCGGCCGGGCCGGGGAGGCGGTGCGGCTGCTGGTGAGGCTGGCCTGGATGGCGCCGGAGCGGTTGAACTGGTTGGCGGTGATGGCGCACTGCCCCAGGAACCGCCGGACCTCGTAGGCCGCCCCCCGGATCGCGGTCTTGGCCGTGTCCAGGAAATCGGTGACCGAGAGGGCATGCAGGATGCTCGTGCAAAGCTGGGCGGAGCCCCGGACAAGGTCGGTGACCTGATAGATCGCGTCCTTCACCCCGGCCACGAAGTCGGTGATCCGGTTCTTGATGAGGGCCAGTTTCGACCGGAGATCCCGGATGTTCTGCAGCACGGACAGGGCGCCCTTCCAGAGCGAGGCGGCGGAGGCCAGCAGCTTGTCGAGGGCACTCACAGCCTTTGCCAGTTCGGCCGGACTCTTCAGCTTGGAGGGGTCCACGGTGGTGGGCAAGCGGTAGGGGGCCAGGATTGTGAGCGCGCAGGACCAGTCCCAGGCATGGGGCCGGGAGACGGAACGAATGTCCGTGGGGAACGCCTCGGGCCAGACGAGGTAAGCCTCGTTCGAGGGGTTGGAGAATCCACCCCCCACCATGCGGAAGACCATGCGGAGGCCCTCCTTGCCCGTCCGGCCCCGCTCATCGTTGGAGCCCACGAAGGCCGCGAAGAATGCCTGGAGCGCGTCCCGGGCATCCTTCCCCGGGGACTGGGTGTTGGCGTCCACGAAGGCGCCCACGCCATGGGTGCCCTGGATCTGGATCTTTCCCAGGCCCTCGCCGCCCGTGACGATGGAGACGCCCCGGCCCAGATCCTTCAGAACCTCGGCCCGAATGGACCGCTGGATCTGCAGGGACTGGGGGGGGAGGCGGAGAGTGAGGTCGGGGGACAGGCCGCCGAATTCAAAAGCCGTGGGCGGGTTCCCGGTTTCATCGAGGGCGGAGAGCAGGTAGCCCGCTTGCACACCGAGGTCGTCAGAATTTCGGGCCATGGCTCACCTCAAAGGATGGAGAGCGCAGACGAGCCCTCCCAAGCGTCAAGGATCTGCGTCTGGACGGCCTCGGCTTCCTTGTCCAGCCGCTCCTCGAAGTCCTTGAAGACATACCCAGAGGCCCGGGAGAGCGAGAGCCCATCGGCGGACTTGCTGGTGACCTGGGTCGGATTGATGCGCAGGGCCAGAGTGGGCAGGCAGGCGATGGCCGCGCGCAGGGCCACAAGGCGGTTCACCTGGGGAAAGCGATTCCACTCCTGGTCGTCCATCCCGGCCCGGTATTTGAACAGCACCCCGTCTGGGATCCGCTGCTTCATCCAATTGAACAGGCCGAAGGGGAGGTTGGGCATCACGAGCGCGGCCCCGCCGAAGTTCGGCATGAGGGTCAGTTCGGAAGTGTAGGACTCGACCCGGAACCAGTCGGGGAGGAGGTCCACGCCAGGAGCCGGGGCGCCGGGCAGGCGGAGGGTGCCGCCGTAGAATTCGAGGATGGGGCGCATGCGCAGCCTGAAGTTCAGGAACCCCAGGCCGGGGGAGATGGCGGGCCACATATAAGCGGGCTCGACCTCGGCCGGGAGCACAGCAGGCACGGCGGTGGGGTCGGCGGCGGTAGGGCTCGGCCGCGAGCCCTTCCCGTCCCACCCTGAGAATTCAGTCGGGGTGAACCGGGTTGACAGGCGCTGCTCGGTCGCCAGCTTCGCCTCGGCCACGAACTCCTCGATGGTCGTGAGCGTGACGGCGTTCTCGTAACGGGCCCCGCGCCCGATCAGGGGCGCGAGGACCGTATCGCGGACATAGGCGGCATCGACCTTGTAGGCCATGAGCCCTCCGGCTGGTTAGGTGGTGACGGGGGGCTGCAGGGCGAGCGCCGCCAGCACGGCCGCGTCCAGATCGGCGCGCTTGACCGTCTCGTCCAAGTCGAGGCCCAGGTTGGCCTTCGCCAGCGCCACGAGTTCCGCCTTGTTTTTGCACTGGGCGTAGGGGAGGAACGGGTCGGCCTCGTTGCCAGCGCCCTGGCCGAAGCCGGGCTGCAGGCTCGCCGCGCGGGGATCGGTGTCCAGGAAGAAGGGGGAGCCTTCCTCGTTGACGCAGAAGTGGCGGTAGCCTTCCTCGTCCACCTCGGCAGCCCAGAAGGTGTCGGGGCCGGGCAGCGTGACTTCCGGGTCGATTCCGACCGGAGCGAAGGTGTAGCCGTTGAGCACGGGCGGGGTGTAGGGTTTGCCGATGCAAAGGACGCGAGCCATGTGGCCTCCTTGGGGTCTCCCCTATCCTACACTCGCGGGCACGAAAAAGGCCCCCCGAAGGGGGCCCTTTCGTATCCCGAGGGGGTCTCGGTTTAGGTGTAAGCCTTCCAGGTCGCGCCCTTCGGGATGATGTTCTTGATGACCCCGTGATGCTTGGGGAGGGCGACCCGGAGGGCGCCGACCAAGAACGCACCCCACTTGTAGCTGAGGTCATTCAGCGCGAAGGGGATCTTGGTCATCGGGAGCATCTGGACCCAGCGCAGGCTGGCGGGATCGGGGGAGACGATGGCGCAGTAGCTGGTGCCCGGCATGTAGGCATTCAGATCCGTCCAGTTCGTGGTCGCGCCAGCCTTCTTCACGATGGCCACCAGACGGTAGTCGTTCGCGTTGGTCGTGCCAGCCTTGCGGCTGCGGTAGATCTTGTAGTGGGTTTCCTTGTTGCTGGCCGAGGCGGTGATCACCAGATCGAAGGCGCGGCCCGCGATCATGGTGGCGCTGTTGGACAGCGTGGTCAGGGAAACTTCACCCGGGGTGCAGGCTTCCACCCGGTAGGTGTAGGCGCCGCCCACGGTCCACTGGTAGGTGCCAGCGGCCTTGTCCAGCCAGAAGGCCGAGGGGTTCGCAGAGCCCTGCACGGTGTTCGTGACGGAGACCGGGGCGCCCGCGGTGCAGTAGGCCGAGTTCGTGGCCTCCACGGGCATCTTGGTCTCGTTGAGGAAGGCGCTGGGATCGAAGTCGATCACGCCATCGGCGGCGGCCACGCTGCTGTAATGCATGCCGCGAGTGAGGACGCCGATCTGGGTGGAGGGGATGCCGCTGTCGAGGTTGACGCGGTATCCGGCTTCCAGGTAGGCATCCAGGTCCGCCTTCACGAGACCGGACATGAAGGCCACGCTGGGCTTGCCCCAGTTTCCTTCGTCCGTGATGCGGTTCGCCAGGAGGCTGATGGGGTCATGGCTGGCGAGGGGCTCGCCGTTCATGTCCACCACATTCGCGGGGGCCTTGGCGATGATCGAGGGGATCAGGCCGGTGGTGGCGAAGGGGTTCTGGGTCTTGTCGCCCAGGAACAGGTCGGCCTCCAGGGAGTAGAGGATTTCCAGGGCGGCGTTGACATCTTCCTCGTCAATCGCGCTGAAATCCACGATGCCCTGCTTGTTCTGCAGGGTGGCCTGGATGCTGGTGATGATCGAGGCGGAGCGCCGGGAGAAGTAAGTCCCGAGTTCCGTGATGAGGCGGGTGTAGTCACCCTGCCGCTCGATCTGGCCGCTGCCGAGTTCGTTGGAGTTCGCGGAGCCAGCGAAGGCGCCGATGCCGGTCTTCACGACCGCCTGATCAAGGATCGACCAGGACTCGCGGCGGTTGGGCAGCAGCCGCTTGAAGAACTTGAAGTGCTCCTGCTTCACCGTGGCGGAAGCGAGAACGGGGTCCATGTTTTCCACGCGGAACGAACCACCGCCAGTGAGTGCGGCGAGGTCCGTGCCCGCACCCATGCTGGTCAAAGCCTTGGTGATTTCGGCCAGAGCGGGGGAGGCCCCGGAGTCACCCAGGGCGGAGAGGATGTCGAGGGGGCCAACATTCATGGCGCTTTCTCCTCATGTGCCCGGCTGGGCCGGGACGGGGTTTGAACGAGGGCGTTAGCGCCCGGTGGTTTGGTAGTTGAGGGAGCGGTTCGCCGAGGCGATCTCGGTGGGGCTCATCTTGCCTTCCAGGGCGATCTTGAACAGATCCTGGGAGGTGAGGGTGCGCTCGCCGCCCTGCTGACCCAGGGCCTTCGCCACGATGACCTCAGCCTTCGGGAGAGCGGCAGGAGCAGAGCGCATGGCGGTCGAGATGCTGTCGAGGGCTTCCTTGGCCGTGACCTTGGCGGCCTCAGCGGCATCCAGGGACTTCGTGATCTCGGTCTTGAGGTTGACGGTGTTCTTGGACAGGTCGGCCAGGAACGCCGCGATGGCGTCCAGAATCTTGTTCTGGTTCTGCTGGCCTTCCACGATTTTCTGGAGCATTTCGACCCCATCGCCCACGGGGGCATCGTCCCAGTTCGGGTTGCCTTCCATGCCAGCGAAAGCCTTGGCGACCTCGCCGCCCGTCAATCCGTGGAAGTCGGCCAGGAACTTGATGGAATCCAGGATCTCGGCCTTGGTGACCTGGGGGGCAGGCTCGCCGCCCTCGTCCCCATCGGGCTCGGGGCCACCTGAACCGCCATCGCCTCCTTCTCCGCCCTCGCCGCCTTCGCCGGGAGCGCCAGGAGCGCCGCCTTCGGGGCCACCTTCGGGGCCACCTTCGGGGCCACCCTGGGCCTGCTGCCCGGCCTGGGCCTCGGTGCGGGCCGCGTTCAGAGCCTCCTCGGTGGGGGCGCCACCCTCGGCGCGCTGATCCTTGCCCGGGATGGAGTCGGGGTCTTCGGCGCCAGGAGCGGGAGCCGCGTCCGCCTTGGCGACCACGGAACCACTGAGCATCTGCTGGGCCAGTTCAAGCAACGAGAGTGCGCTCACGGGAGGTCTCCTTTACAGGGGTTGGATCTTATTGTCTGCGGGATCGAGAGTCATGGCAAACCGCCGTCCATCACCGAGGAGGGCGAGGAGGTAAGCCATGCCCTCGGCGGGCGTGATTCCCATGGACGCGACCTTGGCGAGCCAGTCGGTCATGGCGTAGGGGGGCTGGGCTTCCAGGATGGCCCGCCGGATGACGGCGCCGCGCTCTTCAGTGAGCACGAGGCCAGCAGGGATGGAACCGCCGTCCACGGGGGGAAGCTGGATCCCGGCATGCCGCAGGGCAGCATCCGCGTCCGCCGGAGCAGGGGCAGAGAACTGGGAGAGCGCGTTCAGGGCAGCCGAGAGGTCGTTACCGGGACGCATGGCCTTGGCGAAGACATCCAGGGGGACGGTCGAGGCGGGGGACAGGTCGGTGTTGACCGGGTTCCGGGACAGGCCGATGGAGTGCCACCGCAGCTTCTTGATGGTGCGGGAACCGTCAGGGCCATCCTCGCGGCCACCCGGGAGGAGCGAGCCTGCGACCGAGGGATACCAGATCGCGGGAGGGGTGACCTGCAGGGTGTCCCAGAACCAATTAGCCGCGCGGGCGAACTGGTTGGAGGGGTCGGAGGATTTGAAGATGGCGCACTTCACCCAGACGCGGGGAACATCGCCGGGCTTCCGGGTCACGCGGACATCGAGGGGGCGGCCGATTTCCCGGGCGTAGGGGTTGGACGGGTCCAGCTTGGTCTCGCGGATCATCTGCCAGACGGTGGCGTGATCCAGGTCGATCCGGCCGTATTTCAGGAAATAGTCCTTCGAGTCCTCCAGCGCCGCCGCAAGGATCCGCTCGTTCTGGACATCGCGGGCCTCGGACGAAGCCTCCATGTAGAGCACCCGGTGACCGCCCTCGATGGCAGGGGTCGCCTTGCAGAACTGGGTTCCGCAATCGAGGGTCAGCATCGGCATCTCGGCGGGGGAGGCCATGAGCCCCATCCCTGCGATGAGCGCGGCTGCGTTTTGGAGAGCGCCAGTGTCCATGGGGGGAAGTATGCCACCCGCACTCTGAGGAAAAACCAACAGTTGCGGGACCGTGCCTCACTCCAGATTCACCCGCGCGCTGTCGGGATATGCGAAAATTCTCCAACCCGGAGGCACCATGACGACCGCCACGCCCATCGCACCCGATGCGCCGACCGAGGCGCAGAAGCGAGCCGGGAACTACGCGAAGACCCACTGGCGCCTGCACGGCATGGACATCGCCATCGAGAATCTGGCGGGCACGAAGCGGAGCGGCGTGAACCACAAGGGCGATCCGTGGGAAGTGACGATGCCCTACCACTACGGATACATCAAGGGCACCGAGGGCGCGGACGGGGATCACCTGGACTGCGCGGTCGGGCCCCTCATGGGCAGCGGCACCGAGGCCCACATCATCAACCAGAAGGGGCCCACGGGCGAATTCGATGAGCACAAGGTCTTCATCGGTTACCCCAGCCGGGAGGCGGCCATCCACGCGTTCAGGGCGGGGAGAAGCGACAACCCGGACGATGTGATGGGCTCGGTCATCACCGTCCCGATTGACGAACTCGGCCGCTGGATCGAGGAAGGGAATCTGCAGGACGAGGCGGTTCTGAAGTCCGAGACGGCGCATGTGAAGGCGCATTACCGGATCGTGAACGGCAAAATCGTCTACATCCCGAACTACGACCGGACGGTGAACGGGGAGCACCCGAGCGCCACCATGCACCAGCGGACAGTGGTGGGAGTGAACCAGTCCGGGCAGGCATTCATCCGGGCCACCGACTCGGACGACCGCGACCTCGTCCTCTCGGCCGCGCACAGCCTGGGGGTCAACCCGGTGGCGACCCGGCCCAGTGGGGCGAACCACCACGGGCGTCAAAGCGCATACCCGACCATGATCTTCGCCAGCACTGCCGAGGCCCACGCCGTCATGGACGCGGTGCGGCTCCGCCACGGCGACCGAGCCCACGAGCACACCGTCCACACCGCCACCCGGGGCGCCGGAGCCGTCCAGGCTGCGCTGCAGAGGATGGCGACCGCCACCCGGACGAACAATGCCGCCGTGGCGAATGCCGCCGCCGCCCAGGCCCCGTCTCCTTCCGCCGCCCTGGCCGCTGCCGCCCAGAGTTTCAGCCAGGATCGCCGCTTCTTCACCAACCACATCGCGGGGCAGCTTGACCGCCGGGTGGTCCTGGAGAACACGAGCGGGACGCACAACAAGCACTACATCATCGACCTCCGCCAAGTGGGGGAGGGGAAGTGGGTCGTCAACGCCGGGAACGGGAGCATCGACAGCCGCTCGCTGGTCGTCCGAACCAAGACGGTCACCCCCATGTCCCAGGCCGCCGCGAACGCCCTGGTGACCCAGATCAAGGCGGAGAAGGTCCGGGGCGGGTATGTCGGCCGGGAGGACAGCGCCTCGCCACGCCTGCGCTACACGGCCATGGACAATTACCTGCACCCGAGCCTGAACCAGCCTGCCCAGGCTGCCGCCGCTGCGATTGTTCCGCCCCAGGGAACCTCCGTCCCCATCCCCGTCCGCCCGGCAGCCCCTGGCGCGGGTGCTGGCCCTTCCGGGGCCCCCCGTCCTGCGCCCGTCACCGGGCCACCGGCCGGATCCGGCGTCACGGCCTCGCAATACCAGACCGCTCGGGACGCTGCCTTCGCGGCTGGCGACCGGGCCCGGGGCACCGATAGCCAGCACACGAAGCAGGCCCTGCAGAACTCCATGGAGGCCATCCGAACCCATGCCATCGGCCTGGATCTGGCGACCCGTGGAGCCATCCCAGACCAGCAGGGCAAGGGCCCTCGGTGGCACCAGGAGCGCCTGACCGCCTGGAAGACCACCGCCGCGAACCAGTGGCGGAACGCGATGACCAGCCTGAACCCGGCCGCGATCACCAGCACCCTCAGCAGCGGTCGCGGATTCGAGGCGGCCAAGAAGGCGGCCAACGATGCCAAGGACATGATCGACATGCGCCCCACGGGCGCCGCGCTTCCCGCCGGGATGACCGAGGCCAAGCTGACCGAGGCCAAGACCGGGATCGACAGCCAGATCGCGGCCCTGGATTTCGGAGCCAAGCTGGAGCGGTTCGCCACCACCGAACAGAATCCCCAGACGGCCGTATCCACCCAGATCCAGGCGATCAACAGCGAGACCCTCAACGGCGGGATGACCGGGGAGCAGAAGACCGCCGCCATCCGCTTCGCGGGGGCCCTCGCGCACCTGAACACGATCCACACAGCCACCACGGAAGTGCTGGCGCAGCACCCCGAGGCCGATGACGCCCGGGCAGCCGCCACCACCATGGCCCAAGCCGTCCGGCAGGCCCGGGACGCAGCCCTCCCCGTGATGGCGCACCCCACTGGGATCTGGGCATCGGCCACGAAGCCCGTGGTGGACAAGCTGGCCCAGCTTGCGGACAAGGCCGCGAAGGAGGCCACCCGCCTGGAATCCCGGCCGAAGACCTCTGATCCCCGCTTTGCCCGGGCCCATGAGACCCACCAGCAGGCGGCGGCCACGGCCCATGCCATCGCCACGGGCACCACCGACCGAGGCAAGATCACGGCCGCACTCGATGCCTACAAGAAGTCGGCGGTGGCGACCTACCACCACGCCATGACGCTGCCCAAGGGTGAGGAGCGGAAGGCCGCGATCCGCAAGGCAGAGGAGCATGCCCAGCATGCCCGGGACTTCGCCGCGAAGCTGCAGGGGAGGTAGACCATGCCCGCTGTCGCCGCCACCCACCAGGAGAACCGCCACACGAACGCCCACTACCGGGTGGTCAACGGCAAGGTGATCTTCGTCCACGACTACCACGCGAACCACGCCATCGCGGCCACCAGCCGGGAGGCCCACCTTCACGAGCGGTCGACCATCGTGGACGGGAGGCCCACCCGGATCCGGTCCACCAACGGGGCGGACACCCGAGAACTGATGAGGCTCGCCGACAGGCACGGCATCCGCTACACCCGGACCCGGGCAGGCGGGAACCACCACGGCCGCCAAGGCGCCTACGATGTGCTGGACTTCGAGACCGCGCAGGACGCCCGGGCCCTCCTGAACGCCGTGGCCTTCCATGGCGGGTTCAGCCAGGAGGCACCCCCTCCCACCGTGAACACCGTCCCGATGGCAGCGGCGCCCGTGAGGCCCACCAGGGCGCGCACGGCCCCTGCCCGGCCCGTGGTCCCACTCGCCACCCCCGCGCCCGCCGTGGCCCCCGCCGTGGCCCAAAGTGCCCCGGTTGCGACCGGGCCCACGGAGACCGAGACGGATGACCAGTTCGCCAGCATCTTCGGGCAGCGCCTGGAGACCCCGGGAGCCTCTGAATCCGACATTGACGATGAATTCGCCAAGCTGTTCGGCGCCGTCCGAGTCGCGGGCGGCATGTTCGGTGGGAACCCGATCCCCCAGACCGAACCCCTCAGCAGGGCAATCTGCGATGCAGTGACCCGGGAGTGCGCAGCCAGGGGGATGACCTTCAGGTTCACGGACGGCTTCATCAACGGCTGGAATCTGCACTGCAAGAGCGACATTCGGCAGTGGATCGAGGATTGCTTTGTGCCTTGGGGGCCAGGGCTGAAGCTGGCATTTGACGGGAGTTCGTCAAGCCTGAGCTTCGGCGGAGACCCGGCCCTTCCCGGCAAGATCGGAACCTTTCAGCGCAATTTCAATTTCAGCAACCCGGCCGAAAAATCGGTTTACCACGCCTACCTGATCACGGACGATTCGGTCCAGGGGTCGGGTTACAGCGAGGCGTTCCTGGCCCACTCGATGGACTACTACCGGGCATGGGGCCTTCACCACGCCGATGTGACGGCGGCCTGCGGCGGGGGCGGGTTCGCCTGGAGCCGATACGGGTTCGTGCCGAGGGACAATTCCTGCTGGCGGTCGCAGCAGAGCCAGATCCAGGCCCGCTATTCCCAGATCGACTTCGACCAGCACATCGTCAAGCGGCAGCGGGAACTGCAGGCCGCCACGAGCGCCGGGAACCAAGCCAAGATGCGGTCGAGTGCCCACAAGCTGCAGCAGGCGCAGGAGGCCAAGGCGATCTGGGCGAACCCCACCAAGCGCCGGGAATTCGAGGCCCTCGTGGCGAAGACGAACAACTACGCCCAGTGGGAGGTCGCGGACCATCCCCTCGGCCAGTTCTTCATGCCTGGAACGAACTTCGGTGGTCGGTTCCTGGTGGGGGATGACCGCCACCTACAACGCATGCTTAAATACACGAAGGCCAAAGCAGCCCGGAGATCAGCATGAGCGCCCAAGCCGCCATCGAAAAGATCAAAGCAGAGCAGGGCGTGGTCCTCGCGGTTAACGACCTCAAGGGGGCCATCGCTGACCCCCCTGTGGGAATTTGGACGCCCGAGCAGGCGATCAACTGTCTGGTGCTCGCGGTGGCGAAGGCCACATGCCTCCACGCCGAAGAACTGCAGGCCGAGGATTAGAAGCGGTCCAGGTCGAACATCGAGCGTTCACTGAGGCGCCGGGGCTGCTCCAGTTCCTTCGCGCCCTTGCCACCGCTCCAATTCTCGTGGGAGGAGACCCGCTGGGCCCGCCGGGAGGATTCGCGCCGGGAGTAGCGGCCGCCGTAGGAGCGATCCTGGTTGTCCCAGTCCTGGTCCCAGTAGGCGCTGCGTGAAGCCTTGGCGCTCGGGCTGAGGGCAGCCACCACCATCTCGGCCGGGACGGGGAGCCCGTAGACCGCGCAGGCTTCCCGGAAGGTGTTCAGGTGGAGGGCCAGCACCGGATCGATCCCGGTGACGCCACCCTTGTTGTAGCCGCCCGCGAGGTTCCAGCAGAGCGCGACCTTGTTCTTCTTGGCCCACTCGAAGACCATCCGGTCCCGCTGGCGCATTTCATCGGTGCTGATGTAGCCGCCCAAGGGGTCGCACTCGTGGGGATCGGCGCCCGCTTGGTAGAGAACCACATCGGGGCCGAAGTCCCGGATCTCGGACAGGAACCGCTCGACCTTCTGGAGGTAGGCGGAGTGGTGGACCGAGCCCTGGCCGACCGTGCGGTGGATGATGTGCTTCGCCAGGGCGGGGAACATGCGGAGGATTTCATCGGTGCCATTCCCGTAGTGAGCATCGCAGTCCAGGATGGCGACCCGGCGGGCCTTCTTCTGGGACAGCAGGGCGGCGGCGGTGATCATGAGGCCATTCAAGGTGCAGAAGCCGGAGGGGCTGGTGTAGCCAGCGTGGTGGAACCCGGACGACAGCGACACGGCGGGCATTTCCGGGGTGGCAGCCAGGGCAGCCGAGAGCATCGAGCCCGTGGTGTAGGGGAGGGTCCGGGCGACTTCCAGATCCTTGTTCCCGAAGCCGTTGGAGATGGTCCCGTCCAGGATCCCCATGAGATGGCGGGTGCCGTGGACGCGCTCCATTTCGGAGAACAGCAGGGGGCGGGGCGCCTTGATGGTGACGGCGAACCCACGGTCGAGCAGGGCCTGGGCCACGATGGCGGGCTTCCCGGCGGACGGGGAGAAGGCGGTGGCGTTCTTGGCAGCCTGCTTCGGGGAGTAGAAGACGGGGATGGAGAGGGCGGCGTTTTTCATGGGGTGGGGCTCCTTTGCACTTAGAAGTATAGCCCCCGCTTGACTTTTCGCAAGTCATAATTTCGAGTGAGGACCAAATACCAGATCCGCCAATCTTTCGGGAAGGTGGGAGAATGAGGCACCGAATACGGAGGCAGGGATGAACCACCTAACCCGGATCTTCACCATGGCGGGGCAGCTTCAGGCTTCCCGCTCCTTCCTCCGAGACCTGCGGGGCCTCGACAAGACGCCGGAAGGGATCGCCTTCGCCAAGGCCCTGACCGATGGCGCGGCCGAGGGGGTCACCCCCATGGAAGTGGTCGAGGAGGTGGTCAAGGCCATGGGCGGGGACGAGGGCAAGGCCCTGGAGATCCTGGGCGCCGTGGAGGAGATCGCCAAGGGGATGGTCGGGCAGCACACCCGGACCCTCGCCAACGGGAAGACGGTCAATGTGAAGGCATACGAGAACGCCCGAACGGCGGCCATGAAGCAGACCACCCTGGCGCACGGGGCCACCTTCCACGCGATGCGGACGAAGACGGCCGAGGGCCACGAGAACGCCGCCGCGTCCCACGAGGAGGCGGCCAAGCAGCACGGGGAGGCTCACGCGGTGCACCCCATGGATGTGCCGGAGGTCGGGGAGGAGCATGCCAAGCTGAAGGCGTCCCACCTGAACGCGGTCGCCTACCACCGGAGCGAGGCCAACAGCCTCCGAGGGGAGGAGAAATACAACCGGGCGAAGACGAAGGCTGAGACCTCCACGCGGACGGCCGGGGAAGCCTACGATTCCCACAGCAAGGTCGCGGCCCACCAAGCGGCCGCCACCGCTCATGCGAAGGCGGCTGAGGCCAAGCCGGGCGCCGGACACGAGGAGCAGGCCGAAGGCCACGAGATCCAGGCCCAGGCTCACGAAGCCAGCTTTAAGGCAGGCATGGGCCCTCTCCCCTACCCGACCGTCAAGCGGGCGGCCATGGCGAGCGGGGAGGCAGAGAAGGCCACCACCCAGGCCGTGAAGACCGGGACCAAGGGCGACCACGGAAAGGCCGCCGCGCTGCATGCCCACGCCATCGACCACCACATGTCCCTGCACGGGGCCCACGAGGACTCCGAAGACGGGCACCACGGCCAGATGGCGATGCGCCACATGGAACTCCACGCCTTCCACGCGAAGAAGGCCCAGGAAGCCGAGGGGGCCAAGGTCGAGACCCAGACTGTCGCCAAGGGCGAGGGCTGCATGACCTCCCTCGGCGGGGGCACGGACATCGCCACGAAGACGGGCGGCGCCGCTCTGGCGGTCGAAGGGCACCCGGATGAGAAGGACCGGAAGAAGGATGAGGACGATGAGGAGGAGATCGGGAAATCCCATGTGGAGGGCCACACCCGAACGGTTAACGGCAAGGTCGTCCAGGTCGCGGCTTACGATTTCAACCGCATGTGGACCCATCACGGCGAGGTCATGAACCACCAGAGCAGCCATCCCCGGGCCGCCACCGCCACGGACAACGCCTTGGCTGCGTCCGAGGAGGCCCACGGGAACGAGGAACTGGGGGTCGAAAAGAACGACCAGCATGCATACGCCGCGCATATGCATCTGGAGGCTGCCCAGGAACACGACCACGCCGCCGCCGCATCCACGGACGATGCCCTCCGGCTGCACCACGCCACGGCCGCCATGGGTCATCACTCCTTCGCCGATGAGCACACCCGGATCCAGCGGAGCATGGAGAAGCCGGACGCCGGGGACCACGCCACGATGGCGATGGAGAAGGTGGTCGGCCTGAACCTGCACGGGAACGGAACCGCCCGGCAGGCGAGCGAGCATGCCCACAGCCAGACGATCCGAGCAGGGGAAAAGAACACCCCCCTCTCCCACGCCCGCGCCTTCAATGCCCACCGCGCCGCAGCCAACGCCCATCGGGACCGGGCCAAGGACCACACGAACCGGATGGACATCATGCCGGAGGTCATCGAGGCCCACCACGCCATCGCCCGCCACCACGAGGACGCGGCCACTGCCCATCTGGAGGAGGTTCGCGCCCTGAAGGATGCGGCCACCCCCGGGGTCGAGGGCCAGGATTTCGGGAAGTCCGAGGTCGCGGCTCACACCCGAACCCAGGGCGGACGGGTCGTCCAGGTCAGCGCCTACGAGAGCAAGCGCGCCTCCGCAACCAGGGCCAGCGAGGCTGCCAGGGCCGGGGATGTGGATCACGACAAGGTCGGATACGGGCCCGGGAGCGAGAAGAAATACCTCGAATCCGCCCGGCTCCACCGACACGCCGCGCTGATGCACAAGGCCGCCGCCAGGGCCCAGGTTGACGACATGACCGCCAACCGGAACACCGACCACACGGCGGCCCACATTCAGCATGACGGCCGCGCGGACGCGCACGAGGGGAACGCCACGGAGTCCAGGCGCCTGCGGATCCCAGCGCCGGAGCGGAATGCGCGCGCTACCAGCTACCCGGCCCAGAAGGCGGCGGCCGAGGCCCAGTCGAGCGCGGCCCATGTCCTGACGGGGAAGGTCCGATCCGGGGGGGGGAAGCAGGAGGACATCCAGGCAGCCTACGAGGCGCACCGGAAAGCCTCAGACATGCACAACACCCTCGCCAACAATGGCCCGGTCGAATTCTCCCGGGGCCACGCCGAAACCAGGAACCTGCACTTCCAGGTGGCCGAACGATTCAGGCCCAAGGGGCAGACGGTCGCCAAGGCCCATGTGGAGCAGCACACCCGGGTGGTGGGCGGGAAGACGGTCCAGGTCTCGGGATACGACACCCACATGAACGCGGCCAACGCGATCAGCAAGAACGCCACCATGGCGACATCCCACTCGATCAGCAAGGGCCACGAGGAGCATGCCGCTGCTGCTGACCTGCACAAGCAGGCAGCCGAGGCCCACCGCACCGCCGCCCAGCATGCCCCCGAGGCGTGGCAGCAGCGGGGCCATGAGGACCAAGCCAACCTGCACGGCCACTACGCCTCCAGCCACGCGAAGAAGGCGGCCGAACTCGCCCCGGCGGCCCGGGCGAAGAAGACCCCCATCGTGACCGAACTCCCGAACGGGATGCGGCACACCGAGGGGGAGGACTCCACGGGCCAGCCCATCCACTCGGTCTCCTCCGGCGGCGCCATCCTGGGCCACGGGAAGACCCGAGAGGAGGCCATGGAGATGGCAGACCGCGAGACCAAGGCCCACCAGGAGGGGAAGGCTTCGGCCGCCACCCCGGATGACCACACCCGGGCTGCAGACAAGGCCAGCCGCGAGACTTCTGCCCATGCGCGCGGGGAGGCGGGATACGAGGATGCCCACGGCAAGGCCGCCCTGCTCCACGAGAAGGCCGGGGAGGCTCACCTCCAGGCGCATGCCGAGGGCAATGGCAGCGAGCACTACCACGCGGCCAGCCGCCACTTCGGAATGTCGGTCGACCACGCGAAAGAGAACACGGGGAACCAGGGAACCTATGAACACGCCACCAAGATCGCCGGGCACCTGAGCGAGCATGCCGATGCCCACAAGCTGGAGGACAACTACCAGTCCCACGATCAGCATGCCGCCAAGCACCTCCTCGCCATCGAGGCCCACGGGAAGGCGCGGGAGGCTGCGACCAAGATGGGCACCACGGCGCATGCCAACCAATACCCTGCCGACCACCACTTCCTGAAGGCCGATGCACACCGGACCAAGATCGAGCACCACCGAGCCGAGATGGCGAAGGGGCACGATGAAATCAACCTCCGAGCCAAGCGGGCGGAGTCGGCCAGCCGGACCACCCTCGCCCCGGCCGGAGGCGCCAAGGTCCACGAGGAGGCTGCAGCCGCTCACCGCCACGCCGCCGCGATCCAATACGACAGCGAGGTCCGGGGGCAGCACGAAACGAAGGCCGCCTACCACGATGGGCAGGTCGCCGCGATGCAGGCGCGCACCCCGCCTGAGACCCACCACGACAGGGCGCTCGCCGCTGCCAAGGGCACCAAGGGCAGGACGGGGAAGCAGATGCTCCCCTACTCCCAGACCGCCCACGCCGCGTCCGTCAAGGCAGAGCAGACCGGGACGAAGGAAGACCACCACGCTGCCGAGATGAGCCACATGGCCGCTGAGATGAGTCACGAGCAGGCCAACGAAGACACCGACTACAAGCACGAGGGCCACCAGAAAGCCTGGGAAGCCCACCACGCCGCAGCCAGCTACCACCGGGCCAAGGCTCAAGGATGAGGCGCCACCTCCGCATCTTCGCCACGGTCCTGAACATCATCCTCGGGAGGCTCCGCCAGATTATCTGGCACCTTCTACACCGTCACCACCACCACCGGAACGCTGTCACAATAGCTTTCCGCCACCCCTTCCTTTTTTGGAGCATCCCCATGAGCAGCCCCGCCCTCCTCGACAGCACCCAGCAGGTGCCTGTCTCCATCGCCTTCCTGGACGCCAACGGCGCCCCGGCCAAGGTGACCAACATCACCCTCGTCCCCGGTGACCCCAGCGTCATCGGCGCGGCCTTCACCGCCCCCTACGACTCCTCGGTCCCTGCCGAAACGGCGGAGATCACGGTCCAGGGTCTGGCGGCCGGGAACTCGGCCCTCACCGTCCACGGGACCAACCCGGACGGATCGGTCGTGAGCGGAAGCCAGGACTTCGCGGTGTCCGCCGTGGCGCCCGCGCCCCTGCCCGCGACTCAGGTGGTCTTCACCGTGGGCACCCCCGTCCCCAAGGCGTAGACCCCCGCACGGAAGTGACACGAGGCCCGGGCAACCGGGCCTTTGTCATGGGAGAATGTCGAGCACGGAGGACGGCATGGACATCGCAGGAATCCCGATCCAGATGACCCACGAGCCCGGCGGTTTCAAGCTGGGGAAGGGCCCGGACGGCATCGGCTGGATGACGCGCATGAAGGCCGGACGGGGGATCATCAAGGGGCTCGATGGCGAGGGGCGCCGGGAGGTCAAGGCGTGGGTGGGCCCGCACAAGGACAGCCCCAGCGTCTTCGTGGTCGGGCAAACCCACCCGGACGGCGAGCACGATGAGGAGAAGGTGCTCCTCGGGTTCGACAGCCCGGTTCACGCGGCCGAAGTCCTGATGAAGCACTACCCCGCCGGGCAGCACCCGATCAGCAGCATCCGCCAGATCCCGAACGGGAGCCTGGAGGACTGGATCAGCGAGGGCGAATCCTGGGCGGAGACGGCCCATGACCACCACGGCAAGCCCCATGAGCACGGGGGACTGGAGGCGTTCTTTGAGGGGAAACGGATCAAAGCTGAAGCGGTGGATCCTGAAAAGGAACCTCTCGAAGTCGCCAAGGCAGACACCCCGCCCCAGAGCGGGGACCGCTGGATCACCGTGCATCCTAATGGGCCGGGGACGAAGGGCAATGCGGTTCTTCTTCGCCCCGTGGAAGGCCATCCTGGTCTTCACCGGGTGGTGGGAGGAGCCGGGGGAAAGCTGAACTTCCTCCGCATCAACCTGACCAAGAGCCCCGAGCAATACAAGCAGGAGTCGACCGAGCGCCGGACGGCCAAGCAGCAGGCGGAGAAGGAAGCCCTCAAGGCCATGACCCCCGAGCAGCGCGAGGCCCATGTGCAGCAGTCGGTCCAAGCCAAGGAACACCGGAAGAAGGCGGAGGACGCCTTCATCAAGCAGGTTCTGGGGGACGATTCCCAGGCAGCCGAGGCCCCGGACCTCTTCAGCAACACCCCCGATGCAGACCCCAAGGTCGCCCGTGCCTACCACCGGGAGCGGTTGAAGCAGGCGTTCGCGGCCTGCAAGGAAGCCCAGCGGAAGATCACCCTCGATGCCGAGACGCGGGTCGCGGCCGGGCTCGCCGAAGTGGGGGGCGACCTCACCCCCGGCCTCGCCATCGACACGATCCTCTCTACCCAGCAGGACAAGGGCCCCGGATACGACCGGGCGATCCGAGAGCGCGCCGAAGCCAACGGCCTGACGGCGGAGAAGCTGGTCGGCGCCACGGCCGCATGGAAGGAATCCCAGGGGCTGGCCCCGCGCGTCAACCCTGCCGAGCCCGGGGCACCCCGGAATGAGGAGCAGACCCAGGCAGCCGTCCAGGCCCACATCGCCACGAAGGAACTCCAGCAGCGCAGGGCGGAGGCCACGGCCACGGCCATCAAGGATGCGCTGGCAGACAATGCGAACCTCGGGGGCATGCTCAAGGCACGGGCGGCGCTCCGGGAGGCGTATGAGGAGGCAGTCGCGGCCAAGACCGGGCGCGTTTTTCAACCGGGGTTCTTGGCGACAGCCTCCGAGCCTTCTCCCGAGGATAAAGAGGCTCTTGTCGCGGACCTGACCGAGCAGATCCTTCGCTCCCATGTGAGCCAGTTCCTGGACGAAGTGGAGAAGGCCAACCCGGAGAGCAGCACCCTGCAGGGCGCCTGGGACGGGAGTGAGGAGGAGGGCATGGCGGCCTCCCGGGGCAGCGCGGCCTGGACGGCGCTCCACGAGGCAGGGCTGGCGGTCTTCGGCGCCGGGCTCCTGGACCGGGACACGGTCGAGACCCTGGGGCCCGAGTGCGCGGCCCAGGTCTTGAGCCGGGCCATCCGGTCGCGCTTTGAGCCTGCGGACCAGAAGACGATCCTGGAGGCCCTGGAGACGCACCACCTCCAGGAGCAGCAGAACGATCTGCCCCAGGCGACCCAGGAGGCCCAGGGCCTGCGGGCGGAAGCCCAGACCATGAAGGAACAGCTTCTCAGCACCCCCAAGGACTTCGCGGCGGCGGCGGAGATGCACAAGACGCGGGTGGAGGCGCTCAAGCAGGCCCGGTCGGTGCTGGGCGGCGCCCTTGGTCGCTTCGAGGCGCGGGCGGCCCTCATCGCGGCCCTGCAGAGCACCCCGGCGGAGAACCTGCAGGTTCCGCTCGGCCGGAGCACCCCGGAACGGGCGATCCAGGCGGCGGCGGCCATGGGCCTCATGCCGAACGATTACCAGCTAGACCACGAGGGGGGCGAGGCGGTCCTCACCATTCCGGGCGCCGGGCAGGACAAGCTGATCAAGCCCATCGACCACGCGGCCGTGGCGGAGCGGGAACTGGCCCTCAGCATCAAGCGGGGCGAGATGGATGAGGAGGGATACATCCCCCCAGGCTTCGCCAAGCGGACGCCCAGCCGCTACGACAACGAACTCATGGAGCCGCCCGTTTTCAACCGGAAGGTCGAACTCCCAGAGGGGGCGGATTCCCAGCACCTGGAGCCTGCCATCGCGCGCTACATCGGCCAGCGGTGGGCGGACGGGCACCGTGGGACGGACATCAACTCGGACCTGCGGGGCGTGACCCTGCGGGACATGATCCCCCCCCACCTCCACGGGGAGATGGAGGAGACCATCAACAAGCTGGTCCCCACCCACGAGATGGTCCGGGATGAGCAGGGCGAGCCCGTGGCCGAGATGCACAACGGGCAGGTCGTGCGGGACAGCGCGGGGCACACGGTCTACAAGACGAAGATGCGGGAGCCGAAGCAGATCCAGGCGAGCATCGATGCCCTCGGCCGGAAGTTCCTGGACTCCAGCGGGGACACCGGAACCCTGGAAGGGCAGACCCTGGACCCAGATCACCCGGACTTCCGGGAGGCCCTGCACCGGGCCATCGCCGAAGACCCCCGCCTGCAGGCTGCGCATGCCGGAATCGGGGAACTCACCACGATCCAGCGCCACGCCATCCGGGACTGGTTCTACCGGGAGCACCACGGGAAGAAGGGCGAGGATCTGGCGAACGCACTCCAGGCCCTGGGCCCGGCCCCTGAGCAGTTCGATGAGACCACCGGGGGCATGAGCCTCTTCGAGGACATGGGCCCCACCGAGAGCCCGGAGTATCAGGAATACCAGCGGAAAAAGAACGCCATCATCCGCAAGAACTCCCCCGGGGAGGCCCAGCGCCAGGATCTGCAGCAGCAGCTTGACGACCTCGGCCCGGCCCCGGCGGAAGGGTCCACCTTCGCGGCGGCCCACGGGGAGCAGCGGGCCCTGCTGGAGCGGCGCCTCGCGGCCATCGATTCCCACAGCCCCTGGGCGGACTACATCGAGAAGATGGGCGGCCTCAAGGCGGCCACCGAATCGATCCAGGGCGAGATGCAGAGCAGCCTCGCAGAGAAGTTCCACGGCCACTATTCCAAGCTGACGGGCAAGGTGCTCCAGATGGGGACGGGGGACATCGCCCACTACTCCACGCACCTCAAGGCGACTGCCGGGGCGGAGAAGGCGGCCGAACTCGAAGCGGAGCGGCGGTCGAAGCAGGCCAAGATGCAGCGCGGCGGCGCCGGGAAGTTCCGGTCGGTCAATGTCCGCGAGCGCATGGAGCAGGCGGACGAAGCCGGGCTCTTCGGGCAGGGGGGCGCTCTCTTCGGCTCCGATGAACTGTCGGGTGCTCCCGAGAGCGATGAGCCCCAGAAATGGGAGAAGCCGGAAGCGGCGCCGGGCGAGCGTTACCGCCTGGGCGCGCGGATCGAGGCCCAACTGTCGGCCGCTATGCCCAACGCATCGGCCCCATTTCAGAGCCGGAGCATGAAGCCCGTCAAGGTCCAGGAGGGCATGCACATGGGATACGATGCCGGGACCGGGCGGGACTTCCGGGCCCAGCAGCGGGGGATCAAGGCGTTCAACAGCCTGCACCGGATGGGGCTGTTCTACGGGGCCGGGAGCGGGAAGACGGGGATCATGATGGGCGCCGCCTCCTCGCTGGTTCACAGTGGGCAGGGCAAAAAGATCCTCATGGCCGTGCCGAGCATCGTTCAGGAGCAGTTCGGAGCCGAGGCGGCGAACTTCCTGGACCCCACCACCGGGATCAAGCTGCATGCCGTCCCGGGCGAATCCTTTGAACAGCGCCTGCAGGCTTACCGAGACCCAGAGAAGCATGCCGTGGTGATGACCCACGCGGCCGTCCGGGACGATTCAGTGAAGCTGCTGGCGTCCCACCGGGGGATCAGCGAGGACGATGCCGCGAAGTGGGCCATGGGCGCCACCCCGGAGGATCTGAAGGACAACCTGAAGGCGGCGTTCGCCAAGGAAGGGGCCAGCTTCGATGCCCTGATGATCGATGAGGGGCATGACGCCCTGAACCGGAAGGGGAAGCCGGACAGCCTCCTCTCCAAGATCATCGATGCCCACGGGCACAACGCCAGCCACTACATCGGAGCCACCGGGAGCCCGGTGAAGAACGACCCGAGCGAGGCATACGACTGGCTCCACAAGATCGATCCCGTGCGCTACCCGAGGCAGGGGCGAGACGAATTCCTGCGGCGCTACGGATCCGACTCGGCGATCTCGCGGCGGGGCCTCAAGGGCGAACTGTCGCGCTACTTCTTCACCGAGCGCGTGGGCAGCGGGAAGGTGGCCCACCACCATGACGAGACCATCGGCCTGGACGCGGACCAGCAGACCCAGATCGCCACCATCGAGAAGGCGGCCGGGAAGCTGCGCCTCGGGGAAGACACCCTGAAATGGGCCAAGGAACTCGCCCCGCGCTCCTTCATCGGGAAGCCGGAGGAGGAATACCCGGCCATCGCAGAGGGGGTGCGCAAGGCGGTCGGCACCTTCCGAGAGGCGGCCATGGACCGAGCAATCAACATCGGCGGGGCCAAGATGGCAGCCGCCGTGAAGATGGCCCGGGAGAGCATCGCCGAAGGCAAGCCCGTGGTCCTCTTCGCGCACCGCCTGGAAGCGGTCGAGGCGCTCCACAAGGCCATGGAGGACGCGGGCCTGCGGGTGGCGTCCATCAGCGGCAAGGACTCCTCCAGGGAGAAGCCGGGCAAGCTGGCAGCCTTCCAGGGCGGGCCGGGCCGGGAGCCCACGGCGGACATCCTGATCGCCTCGGACGCGGCGGCCACGGGTGCCAACCTTCAGCGCGGGAAGCACCTAATCCACTTCGACCAGCCGATGACCTACAAGACCCACGAGCAGAGGACGGCGCGCATCGACCGCCTGGGCCAGACCTCCGATGTGGAGGTGACCAACCTGCTGGCTGACCACGCCTACGACCGGAACGCCCGGGCCCGGGTGCAGAAAAAGCAGGTTCTGGCTGGCATCTACCAGTCGAAAGAGGGATACCTGGACGACAGCGGGATCGGGATGACGCTCCGCGCGCTCCGGGCCCGGAAGGCACAGCAGACCGAGGATGCCGCATGAGCCAATGCCAGCACCACCCCGAAGACACCGATCTGAGGCGGGGCAGCTACGCCTGCCCGGAGTGCGGGTGGCTCGTCATGGCCGGGTGCCAGCACCCTCGCGTGGATGAATTCGCCCCGGTGGACACCATGACCTTCGACCAAGCGAGGCTCCAATGAAGACCCCCGAAGCCGATCCCCGCCACGGGCTGGCCCGCGCGCTCGCCGAAACCGACCTGGAGACCCAGGCGGCGGAACACGATTACCGGAAGCTGCTGCAGGACGGCGCCCACCACATGCACAGCCGCTACGGCGCGCAGCACCTGGAGGAGCACCCGGACGCCATGGATCACTGGTCCTGGCACATGGAGGCAATGGCCCAGGCGCAGGAGAAGGGCGGGATCGGGGAGATCCCGGCCCTGCCCTTCACCCCAGCACTTCCTGCACCCGCAGGACAAACGAGCGGGAATCCCCCCGGGACATCGTAGTCACCACGCGATTCGTGACCGTGTAGTCCTGGCCCGCCAAGCCTCCCGAGGCCCAGACGACCGAGCGCGTGGCGCCCGCGCCCGTGGCTTCCGTGCCATCCGGCATGATCAGGCCGGGGTTGTCGAGCACGAGCGGGGGCACGGTGACGGGGTCCACATCCCAGGTCGAGGATGCCAGGGTCTCGCCCGTCTCCAGGGGCGCCGTGGCCCAATTGAAGCCGTAGTCCAGGTGGGAGGTCGGGGCCTGCTCGCGGATCGCATCGGAATTACAGGTCATTGTGGACCTCCATCAAGCGGGACTCGGCGTAGACATTGAACACGCGGGGATCAGAGAACACGGGGAACTCCCGGCCCGGGGCGGCGGGCTTCACTTCCATCCCGCTCGTGGAGAGCGCGGCCGTCCCGGAGGAGAACACGAACCCATCCGCGAACAGCAGGCGGGGGACGGTGAGAGACGCGGACCCGGAGGAGGTTACGAACCCCGGGGCGGTGCCGAGGGCCTGGAAGGTGGTCAGGGCGGCCGTGCCCTGGGAGGACTCCTGGCCCTGGGCCACGAACCGGATGGACGCGGTGAAGGCGGCCGTGGAATTGGCCCCGCTGACCCCTGCGGCGGAGAACTTGGCTCCGGAGGTTGAAAGGGCAGCCGTGGAGGACGCGCTGGACGCGCCAGAGGCCCCCAGGAGCGCCGAGGGCATCCCCAGGGCGGCAACCCCCGTAGAGGACTCGGCCCCGGCCGCTGTGAGGCGAATCGAGGCCGTGAGGGCGGCGGTGCCGCTGCTGGAGGAAACCCCGGAGGCGGAGATGGCGGGGGAGGCGGCGGAAGTGGTGAGGTCGGCGGTCGAGGTCGCCAGAACCGAGGCGGCGGCCAGCAGCCGGATGGCCGTGGTGAGCGCCCCGCTCCCCGTGGATGAAGACGAACCAGCCGCCGCGAGGGCGGCGGCGGTCGTTCCGGTTCCTTGGAGGGCGAGGAGAAGGCCCACGGGTTACTCCTTCCCGGGGGGAGCCACTACTCCCAGTAGCCCTCGAAGCCCACGCAGCCAACGACTTCCTGGAGGGCGGTCGCGGTGCCGAGCAGGAACCGCAGGGTCACGGCGATGAACTCGCCAGGGTTCACCACGATGGGGGTGGAGAACTGCGCCACCAGATCGCGGTCGTAGCCCTGGCCGATCACATTGCCGATGGCACCATACATCTGACCCAGCTTCATGTGGCGCGGTGCCTTGGCGCCCACGGCATCGGCGGTCGCCAGGGAGACGGCCGTGTGGCCCCAAGCCAGACCCCAGAGAAGCTGGGTCGGCGTGGTGGCGATGACGGCGCCGCCGTTCGAAGCGGCGATGCGGACGCCCGTGATCACAAGGCGCTTGGAGCCCTGGGTCGCGGACTGCACGGGCACCTGATACGAGCAGAAAATGTTATCGCCAGCGGCGGCCACATTGGTCACCTGGGCGGTCATGCGGGCGGTGCCACCGAGAGCGTTCAGGAGTGCGGCGGTGTTGGAGCCAACGGCGGTCGCAGGGATCGCCACGGCGTTGCCACCGTTGGTGGTCTCGCCGATGGCCGTGCCGAAGGGGACATTGGAGCAGTGCTGGCCTTCCCCGGCCTTGATGTGGGCCCAGGGCTTGTTCCAGTCCACGCCGCACTGGGTGACCCACATTTCGGCCACCTTAAGCTGCGGGGCCAGGGTGGGGGTGGCGACCGAATTGTAGACTCGGACAGCCTGGGGAAGATTGGGCTGGAAGCCGGGGCCGACCTGATCTGTGGGGACAGCCAGGGTGGCGACCCAGAGCCCGTCCACGAGGAAATCCAGGCCGCCCTGGTTCACCACGATGGTGTAGCGGTGGATGACATTGTCCGAGGGGATAGCGAGCGGGGCGGTGGAGGTCTCCGTGCCGTTGATCGACATGATGCCCCGGAACTCACCCGAGGCATTCCAGCGGAAGCAGAAGCCGTCCAGGATGCCGGGCGTTTTTGCATCGGTCGTCAGGAACGAACCCAGTTCGATGGTCTTGTTGGCGGCGCTTCCGGCGTTGACCGTGGCAGCCTCGAATTCATATCGAGTGCCGAAGCCCGCGTAGGTGGCGAAGGTCGCGTAGGTCTGGTATTGGATGCCCGTGGCGGTGGTGTTGATCGCGGAGGCATTCAGCAGCAGGAACCCGTTGGAGGGCGAGCCCGCAGCGGCCGTCATGGTCGTGGCGGTCTGCTTCAGGGCGTCCTGGGGGATGGCGTTCGCGGAGGTCGCCGAGCCCGCGAAGTTCATGTAGAAGATCGGGCGGTCGAGGGCCACATGGGGGCGGCCCTCAGCGGAGACATTGACGATGCGGTTCTGGTTCGGCGAGCCGGGGATCTGCCCCGCGATGATCGCGTAGCCAGCCTGCGTGAGCGTGGCCGGGAGGTTGACCTTTAGGTTGTTGAAGGCGTCTACATCGGCCTGGAGGCCAGTGAGACCGAGGATGAATGCGCCGAATCCCATGGGGTGCTCCTTTTAGGCCCAAGCCCAGTCGAGGTTAAATTTTCCAGTGATCTGTTCCACGCACCGGGCGTAGATGCGGAAGCCCACGCCAGCCGATGGGACACCCGTGCAGATTTCCACGAAGCACGGCGCCCAGGTGTGGTCCTGCAGGTCGTGGTCGGGGGAAGCCTCCGCGCGGATCCAGGCATCACAGAGCGAGCCCGCGAGGATAGTCCCCTGCCCCGTGACATCGACATAGGCTTCGTTCGCGCCAGGGAAGGCGCCGAAGTCGATAACGATGGTTCCCGTAGCGGCCATCGGTCAGCCTTAATCCAGGGTGTTCGTGAAGGCCGAGATGGCGAAGCTGGGAGCCGAGTCGCCGTTGTTCACGGTCTTGGGGGTGGTGAGGGTCTGGTAGGACCAAGCATCCGTGGAGAGCGCGCCAGCCAGCGAGGAGGCGGTGACGAGGGCGCCGATGACTCCCCAGTTCGCCGAAGGGGTGCCGTAGGTGATCGCCACATTGTTCGCGGTCTGGCCGCCCGTTCCGGTCGAGGCGGTGGTGGAGAGCAGTGCCTGGGTGCCCGCGAAGTTCGCCAGCGAAGCCGCGAGGGGCTGCCGGGCGTAGCCGCCGCCGGACACTTCGGTGAGGTTCGTCCCGGCCTCGAAGTCGGGGGTCATTTCGGTCCAGACCACCGTGCCGCCGTCAGCGGTCGTGCCGCCGTTCACGGTGCTCCAGGTGGGCTCACCCGCGCCGCAGGTTCCGCCCGTGGTGCAGCGATACATGCGGCCGTTCGGGGTCGTGGGGAGAAGGGTGTCGCCGATGGAGACCACGGCCGAGCGAACTGCGCTCGAATACCCGCGCGAGGCGGCGATCAGGGCGAAGTAGTGGGTCGCCGGGGCGCCCAGGGCCTGCCCACGCCACACCGCGTCTTGGATCTTATTCTCGGCGAGATTGGTGAGAGCGCCCATGAAAGCCTCCGAGGGGGATGCTCCATCCTATCAGGGGCCAGACGCAAAGGGGCCCCCCTGGGTGCGCGTCCCTTGCGGGAGAGGCGTGGGGGGCCGTGGCTTTTGGGTGCGGGGGCGGAATTTGAATCCGCGACCTCTTGCGTATGAGACAAGCGTTCTACCGCTGAACTACCCCGCGTAGAGGGACAACGATGCCACGAGAGCGCCCAGGGCGCAACCAGTGGTAGGCGCCCACCCGATCCACACAGCCGGAAGCCAGGAGGGCGCGTAGGGCCTCCAGGAGCCCGGCGGGGGCCTTCCAGAGCGCGGGCTGGGAGGGGCAGCCACGATGCGGGGAGTGGCGGGCGTTGCGAGATAGGCAGTAGAGCGTGTGCCCCGGGCCCCGGTGGTCGAGCACGGCCAGGATTGCACCCTTGGCGCGGTAGGCCGGAGCGATAGAAAAATCGAAAGTGTTGGCAGCGTTTCCTTGCGGCATGGTGTCCTTTCGGAACAAGGGGATCAAACATCCCCGGGTGAGATGGAGGGCCAGATGGAGGCGAAGTCGACCTCCAGGGCCGGGAGGGCGGACCAGTCCTCGGTGGGCTGGCGCCGGGCAACAGTGGCGCGCTCCCAGCCGCCGGGTTCGGCGGGCACGAGGAACCAGCCGGAGGCGGAGGAGACGAGAAGCGCGCCCCGGGACGAAGGGTGATGGAACACCCGGATCTGGATCTCGTGCAGCCGGGCAAAGGCGCGCGCAGCCGGGGCATTGGAGGAGCGGAGGGAACGCTGGCCTGTGAAGACCCACTGGAGCGCGCGGGGAGTCACCCCCAGGCGCTGGGCCAGCGGGAGGACGCCCCCGGCCGCCTGGATCATGGCGGGCCAGATGCCGAGGGCGAGGGACGGTCGGCCCATCCTCATTCCGGGGCATCCAGGTCGGCGGCATCCGGGAGCGAGGGGAGATGGCTGATGTGGTCGGGGTCGATGTTCGGGTCCACCTCGCGGAGCAGGCCCGTGAGCACCTTCCCAACCCGGGCCTCGTCCTGTAGGTCTTCAATCCGCTTGAAGTCCAGGGCCTTCACCATCCGGGCCATGACGGCGCCCAGGGAATCGAGGGGGATGCGGTAGCCCTTCTGGTAGAACTTGAGGATCCGCAGCATGGAGCCGCCAGCTTCCTCCTCGCGGACGGGCGAGAGGTAGACGAGCCGTTTCCCAGCGAGGTCGGTGTAGAAGTCGCCGTGGGCCAGGGAGCACCACTGCTGCCCATCCCACCAGAAGGCGGCGCAGGCGATGGTGAAGTCGAAGGACGCAAGGGCCTCGGGTGGGCTGGCGAAGGTCCAGCGGGTGATGAACTGGGCCGGGACAGGGCGCAGCTTCACCGTGAGGGCGTTGTCGGTCTTGTGGATCCGGGCATCCCCGGAAGCCTTGGAGAGCAGCAGGGCGCAGGCCCCGCCCGCATCCACCGAGGGGCACATGATGTCGATATCCGACACCTTCTCGCCCGCCACGCAGGCCCGGATATAACCGCCCGCGACCATGAGGTCGGGCCGGGATTTGAGGAGGTCGCGCACCTGGGCGGGCAGCCGCCGGACGCACTGCAGGAGGTCGTGCTTGGAGAGTTCGATCATCGGAGATCCTCGGGAAACTTGCGGATTTGAAGGTCAATAGGGAAGGACTCGAAGTCGTCAAAGGAATTGAACCAGCCCTCCTGGGAAAGCTGCTTCATGAAGAAGGCCACGCCAGCGCGGCGGCAGGCATTCCGAATCTCAATGAGCCAGTGCAGGCCCAGCGGCCGGGCATGGGCGCCAGACTCCCCTCCCACGATGACCCAGTCCAGGCTGTTCAGGGGGCCCTTGGCGAGCCAGGGCGTCAGGTCCACGGGGCCCAGGATGGGCTCGACCGAGACGAAGTGGATGGCGGCGGGGACGGAGAGCAGAGAGGTGAGGCGGTGGTTGGCCCACTGCTGGCTCTCGACCGTGGTGCCCAGCCAGACATTCGCGGGCGGCTTCCCGTCCAGCCAGTGGGCCAGCCAGTCGGCGATTTCATGGCCGTCCACCATCACGCCCTCGAAGGCCCGGAGGAGCGCGGGCTGGATATTATCGGGACGCTTCGTGAGCACCAGCCAGTCCAGGTGCGGGGTGCGCCGCATGACATCCAGGAACTGCAGGCGGGGCAGGTCCAGGTCGGGGCGGTCCTCGAAGAAGTCGGCCATCGAGGCACAGAACACCTTGAATCGGCGGCCCTCTTTGATGGCGCGGCGCTCGTAGCGGAGGGCCTCCTTCTCGGCGGCCTCCACGCGGATCCGGCGGGAAGCATCGGCCCCCCAGTGAGCATCGCCGTTCTTGGCGAAGCGGTGATCCACGCCCTCGGCGTAGCAGTTCGCGCAGGCGGGGGAAACCTTGGCGCAGCCCCACCAGGGGTTGACGGTGTGGTCGGTCCAGGCGATGCCGGAGTTTTCAGCCATGGGAGTGCTCCTTTGCGGGGTCGGTGACAAGGAAAGAGGGGAAGCCGGGGGCCCCGGTGCCGAAGTGGCCGATGACGCAGCCCGCGCGGGTGCAGCGCCAGATCCCAGGGCGGTCGGTCTTCCACGAGGGGTGGGCGCATGCGGGGCACGGCGGGCCATCGGCGACCTCGACCGGGTTGGTCGGGGCGGGGGTGGATGCAGCGAGGGTGCCCAGGTGCTCGGCGGCCACGGCCAGCAGGTCCGAGTAGGCGGCCAGCAGGACGCGGTGCTGGCGGGCATACTCCGACTCCTGGTGCTTCAGCGAGCCCAGGGACGCCTTGACCCGGTTGTAGCGGGCCTGCAGGTCGGCATGGAGATGGTCGAGGGAGACGCGGGCGACATTGGCGATGCTCATCACGGCTCCTTTTCGATTTCACGGTCCACGGCCGCGAGAGCGAGGGCGAACTTCTTCACGACCTCATCCCGGGCGGCCAACAGGGCAGCCTTCCGGGAGCCGTAGAACTTCCCCGGGCCCTGGGACCAGGACGAGCCCTCGGGGGAGGTCGAGTGGGAATAGCTGCCCTTTCGGCGGCCGAGCCCAACGCAGCCAGCGGCGCATGGGGTCTGGCCCATCCAATTCAGCAGGCTGTAGCTGTTCACCCACCAGAGCCCCTCGGCGACCGAGGACTCGGAAGAAACCGGGATGGGGACCGGGGAGTGGATGGTGAGGTCGCGGAGGCTGGTGGCCTCCTGAAGCCGAGCGCGCAGGGCTTCTGCCTCGGCAATTTCCTTCTTCGTCATGGCCATGGGGCCTCCTTTGCATCTTGGAGTTTCGGAACAAACGGAACTCCACGCAAGCCCTTTTTTTTGTCCAGAGCGCAGGGTCGGCAATGGGAGTAGAATGGGTGTCCAGCCTCAAACCCAGGAGTTACGCCATGCTTAGAGCCTTTGCACCCCCCCGGGATTACGCTTTTTCACGGGGCAGGCGCAAAAGGTGCTTGAAAAATAACCGGAATGGGCGAAGCTGATCCCTGCAAAGGAGGGACCGTGGACCGCACACAAGCGATCCGCGCTATCAGGGACGCCGCAGACCTGCCAGGGCTGTGCGGAGAGACAATCAAACTCCGCAAGCAAGGGACGGGATGGATGGGTGGGCCATGCCCAACCCATGGAGGCGGAGCGCGAACACCGTGCATCTCGGTGCAGCCTGACAAGGGACAATGGCACTGCTTCGCGTGCGGCGCCGGGGGAGACGCGATGGACTGGCTCCAGGCGTCCCACGGCATGGACTTCGAGACCGCCCTGGAGGAGATGGCCCGGCGGACGGGCATCACCCTCCCATCCCGAGAGCAGAAGCCGCTCAACCCGGCGGAAGATCGAGCACTGCGGGCCCTGGCGGCGGCGCAGGACTTCTACGAAACCACCCTCCACGAGTCCTACGAGGCCCGGGCTTACCTGGAGGAGCGGGGCATCACCCAGGCGGTCGCCGAGGAGGAGGGGATCGGATTCGCCCCGGCTGGCTGGGACACGACCATCACCTACCTGCAGGGGATCGGGTTCAGCGCGGAGGTTCTGGAGGCGGCCGGGCTCGCGGTGCGCAGCCAACGGGGAACCATGATCGACTTCCTCCGGGAGCGGATCACCATCCCGATCAAGGACACACGCGGCCGGGTGATCGCCTTCGGGGGCAGGGCCATGCCAGACGCCCCGGCGGATTCACCGAAATACATGAACACCCGGGAGACCTCGCTCTTCCACAAATCCGAGGTCGTCTTCCACCTTCACCGGGCCAAGGCATTCATGAGGGACGGCGGGGCGGTGGTGGTGGAAGGTTACTTCGATGCCATCGCGCTCTGCCAGCAGGGGATCCAAGGGGCGGTCGCCCCCCTGGGCACGGCGCTCACCGAGGGGCACCTGAACGCGATCAAGCGGTGGACGAACCGTCTCACCTTGGCGATGGACGGGGACGAAGCGGGCCAGCGGGCGGCGCACAAGGCGCTCACGCTGGCCCTTCCCATGGGCTTCGATGTTCGCCTCCTGATCCTGCCGGAAGGGGATGACCCAGATACCTGGGCCCGGACGCGCGGGGCAGGGGCCAAGTCGGCGGTCGCAGCAGCACCGGACTGGGCCACCTTCGCCCTGGACAAGGCCAAGGCGGGGAAGGATCTGCGGCGCCTCGAAGACAGGCTGCAGGCGGCCCGGGAGGTCGCCCAGTGGATCGCCTACCTGCCCGGGCACCAGAGAGACGAGATCGTCCTCGCGGCGGCCCACGAACTCAAGGTGCCAGCGGCCAGCTTCCATGCGCAGCAGGCCCCCAAACAGGCCCAGCAGCAGGCCAAGCCAGTCGCCCGCCCCATGACACCGCCCGATGACGCCGTGAGCGCCCTGGTGGCGATGGCGGCCAAGGCGGGGCCATTCGTGACCTGGGTCCAGAACATCCCTCTCGGCTGGTGGGATTGGCGGGAGCGCGCGGGGGTTCTTGAGGATCTCCTGGAGGCCCAGGGGGACGCCACGGAACTCGGCCACGATGAGCAGGCCATCATCCGCGCGGCATGCGCCCGTGAGCAGCAGGCCGGGCAGGTCGATCCCAAGCGGCTGCAGCTTCGACTTGAGCGAGAATTCATCCAGAGGGAGCAGCGAATGATCATCCAGAGGCTCGGCGAGGTCGCCGGGGACCAGACGGTGCTGGCGGGGCTTCAGTGCAGCCTCGTGGAACTCCGGGCGCGCATGGCGCGGATCACGAGGGGAGGCGGACGATGAGGCCAGGGTCGAGGTTCCAGAAAACGGTCATGGATGCCGTCTACGCGGTGTGCGCGGAGACGGGCAGGGCGGCCACGCTCCAGGAGGTCGCCCATCGGACGAGCCGGGCGGTCAGCACCATCCACCGCCACGCGGAGAACCTGCGGGCCCAGGGACTCCTGGCACCGGGCCAGGGCCTGCAGCCGGGTGACGGCCGCTTCGGGGAGGGCTGGCGCAAGGGCGCTGCCTACGCGGCCAGCGAGGCGGAGCGGGTGCTGGTGGAGAACAACGCAGAGCCATCCTTGGTGAAGGCGGTCAAGGGGGCCATGGAGGACGCGCAGAGCGTCCAGGGGGCATGAAGTGTCCGAACACGCGCCGGGAGCCGGAACCAACCAACCCAGGAATGACGCGGCCCCGCGCCTCCTACCCATGATCCGGAGGCTCCTGTGAGCATGGAATACATCCGAAAAAACTACGGTGTCCCTGCCAAGCGCGGAATGCGGGTCCGGTCCACCGACCCCAACCACGGGCAGCACCGCGAGGGCGTGATCGTCGGTTCCACAGGGGCGCGGCTGAGGGTATGGATGGACGGTGAGGACTGCTCACTCTACTTCCACCCGACCTCGCACCTCACATATCTCAATCCTGACGGCTCTGTCGCTGCCACATTCCAGGCGTGAGCCTGTCCATCTGCACGACCCTCGAAAGGAAGAACCAATGATCGACTTCAAAACCATTAAACCCGGCGACAAGGTGAAGGTAGTCGGTGCCGGTGCCCCCGGATTTGCCGCCCTTGGGGATGTCCTGGAAATCACAGACACGAACAACACGAACAGGGTGGGCACGAAGCGCGAGGACGGTGAGAAATGCAACTTCGTCCTCACCTGTGGCGCGGCTCGCCTTGAATTGATCCCCGAATAGCTTTTGTCCATCTGGAGGAACCATGGTCGATGAAATCGCCTTCGATGAAATGGACCGCGACTTCATGCGCGATGACGGTTTCTGTGAGCACGGGGTTAGCTGGGATGAACCCTGTGACGAGTGCCGCGCCGATACCGAATAACGAATATGTCCAGCAGCCGCCACCCCGAGAGAGGAGCCACATGATCAGCCTCGAAGCCATCCTCACGAAGACCCGGGCCAAGATCCGGGAACTAAACCCCCATGACCCGGACGCGGACCTGCGCTCGACCCAGGTCCAGGCGCTGGCCGCCGCGCTGGTGGAGGAGATCAACGGCCCGGACCTGTGCAGCCTTCAGCGGGAGGTTGCGGACCTGCGCGCATGGAAGGAATCCGCCTCGGCCATCCTGGACGGCATCAACCTGCAGGCGGTCGCCCAGGAACTGGAGGTCGGGCTCGGGCAGGACATCGGCCCCAGGATCCTGCCGGGCATCCGCGCGCTCAAGGCGAAGCGGCCTCTGCCGCGCCGGAGCCGAGCATGATGATCCACCACGGGCTCCTCGAAGGGCGGCCTGACACCACGCCACGCTGCCGGACCTGCCGGGAACGGATAGAGAAGGACGGGGTCTCGCTCAACATCAAGACGCCATGGGGGAAGACGCCGATCACCGAGGCCCAGGTCTGGTGCTGCCGGAAGTGCAGGACCATGCGGATCCTCAAGGCGGGCGAGTGAAGCAGAC